CAAACCCTCATCGGCACAATCGGTATAATCGGCCTGCTGAGACCGAATCTCAATAAAAAGGGGGGTCTATCGATAGTCGCCAAGCCGCCAAAGCCGCGCACAAGCTAATCTGGCGGCTTACAGAACCATACCCCCCCACGGCTACTAATTCCTGTCTGTAGGGGTTGGATGGGGGGTATAAATCGCTCCGATTGTATGATGCTTATCCGCACCTTATCCGCAGAATCTGCGCGCTTTTCAGTTGTCAAATGATGCAAAAACGCAACACTGCCATTTTGGCAGTCCGATTCTGCGGATAAGATCGATGCTTATCCGCAGCCATCCGCAACGTAAGTCTATATAGAATATAGACTTACGTCGATTTGCGGATGGCGGATGGCGAAAACAAACACCTATGGTATTCATCAATATCGGGAGAAACGGCATAATATGAAAAGGGATAGTTTTTCCCATCCGCAACCGCACATACCCCCCATTCCCTCGGATCGGCACGCGCCGCATCATAGGAGGGACCTGCATAATCGGACCCTGCCAGAGCCAGCCAGCCAGAGCCAGAGCCAAGCCGCCAGCCGCCAGCTTATTGAGACAGAGTATCAATAAGCTTGAATCTCGGTGGCTGGCGGGTTCCAATTGAGAATGAGTCTCAACTAGACGGCGTCCCGTCATAATCGGCACAGCCCCTACAGCCCCACCCACACATCCCCCAACCCGCACAGCCCCTACAGTCCATGTGACCGACCCCCGCAGAATCCTCGCAGGTCCTACAATCGGAACCCGCCGCTGGGGGGCAACACCCCGTTAGGGGGAGGCGCTCGCAGCGAATTTTCCACCCACAACAGCCCCATCAGGCGGTATCCGATTATCCAGCCCAACCCCCTACCCTGCCACAGAGGGGTGCCTAGCCTGCATAATCGGTGTCATAACCGGTGCGACCGGAACCTCACCCCCCAGTCGGGTCGGAATAACCCCACACTCTTCTGGGGGGTTGGGGATGTGAGGCCTCATAATCGGTACGACCGACACCCCTTCTGAGGGTAGAAATATAGTCTCCAGGGGGGTTGGGTTGTGCCGGTTGTAGTGTTCGGGTCGTGCCGGTTGTAACGGTTATTCATAGTCAATGTGGGTGGTAGGTGGTGGGGTTGTAACGATTGGGTGGGTGGGTCTAATTGTAGGAATGTTGGTTGTGAGTCCGATTATGAGGCCCTACGGCCCTATTGACTAGGTTTTCTGTGGGATTCCAGCCGTTGACGCGTCCAACTGAATCCGGGCCACTGCGTTGTGGGTCACGAACGGCGATCCATGACACACAACCTGCCCAGCCGCTCACCTGCGAGCCACAACGCGATAGCCTACGATCTGCGCGATAGCCTACGATCTGCGCGATAGCCTACGATCTGCGCGAATCCGAGGGCACCGGGCAGGTCCCCGCCGTGAATCGGGGCCACCGGGCAGGTGAGAATAGTGTGGGGAATCTCCCCACTAATCCGACGCCATTTCCAGTCACATAAGCCGCCCCGAATCGTCCCGAACGGGATCATATGACTGGGAAGTCCATATTCCCGGATTGCGCATAACCCCTTTTCAGGCATGTCCATTTACAAATCGTCCCCTGAATTTGTAAAACTCTGCGGAAAATTATAATTTTGCCAATTTTCCTGTCACTTGGACGCGTCAAACACCGTCGCCGGAGGGGACACATCCGTTATTATCGGAATAATCCCTACAATCGTCATAATCTGCGGACTATATTCCGCAAATGATACACAATAATGATAGGAGAAACAACCAATGCAATGTGAATACCAAGTGGCCAGTGGCCAGTGCTCGCAGACGGCCCTCGACGGGTCTCGCTTCTGCGTGACCCACACGCCCAACGGTCAAGCCAAGCTGATTGATCAATACCTGATTTCTCAGAAGGTGCTCGGCGACGCACCCTCGCGACACGCCGGGGCCGACGAGATCAAATCCCTGCGGATCGAGATCGCCCTCCTGCGGGCCCTGATCGAGAAGCGAATCAACATCTGTGACTCGGACGCCGAGATGGTTGCCGCGATGCCTCTGATCAAAGAGACCATCGTCGCAGTCGAGAAGCTCGTGTCCTCTTGCCACGCGATGGAAACCAAGCTCGGGCAGCTGCTCAACAAGTCAGCCCTGATGTCCCTGGCCCAGAAGATGGTCCACACCATCGACGACAACCTGCAAGGCATCGAGAACCGAGAACTGATAGTCGAGAAGATCGGCAACGAGATCGTGCGAGTAATCGCGGAACAACAGAACGAGTAACGCCGCCCGGCTGATGGAAAACGCAGCACGCGGATATTTTTCACACAAGCACAGGAGAAACAACTGATGGAAAGCAAGTCAATTTGGAAATCGCGCACGTTCTGGTTGAATGCCATCGTCCTGGCCACCGGTATCGCAGGATACGTCGGCGGGCACGAAGTCGTGGCCGAGTACCCACAGGTCGTCGCCGGTTTCGGAGCCATCACGGGCCTCCTGAACATCGTCCTTCGCCTTGTGACGTCCGTACCCGTCAAGTGACCCAGCAGCCAACCGCTGGGCCGAAACGCATCTAGGCGTAGCTCAGCTAGGTAGAGCACGTGGTTTGGGACCACGGGGTCATCCGTTCGATTCGGATCGTCTAGACTTTCGGAGAATCACATGGACGCTGACGTATGGGAACTGGCCTTACGGACCATACTGTTTGGCCTCATCGCCGTCGGAATCGGCGTATTAGTAATCGGCGTGGCCATCGGCCTCGCTCTATGAAATAGACGTAATGCGGTGAAAGCCGCAGCGTGGAGAGCTGCCCCGAAGCACCCTATTATCCCACGGGTATCCCCAGCAGCGGGGAGGGCAGACGTAGACAAATGGATGAAGGTGTGTATGGATACACACACCACACACGGCTCGTCGTGAGCCGTATTTTGTGGTTTTTTCGGAGGTGTTTGCTTAATGGCAACAAAGACAGCTTTTTGTAAGTTCAGAGCCCCAAAGTACGAGGCCTATTTCCAGCCCAACGCGGCTATAGGGCCCTCGGGACAACAAGGGGTTTACAACGTGACTTTTGAGGAAGAGTTAACAGGCGGCTGCGTCGCCGACATTCAGTTCGACGGAGACTTTGACTCCGACGACGACAGCAACGGCCACGGCTACACTGCTGTATGTCAGATGCAGGACCTGAACGGTAACGTTTTCAATCATGACAGCCAGGAAGGCGACACCACTCAATGGGGTGGTCAGATCAAATGGAAGGGAAGACGACACTGTTACATCTGGATGCCAACCAAGGCAGAATGCCTAGCTGGCGACTACCTCTTCACTTTCTACGCGTTTGGACAGGAAGAGCCTGAATAACCACTTGCGGAGTGCTTCACGCGCTCCGCATCTTACACGGCTCGTCGTGAGCCGTATTTTGTGGTTCTTTTGGAGGATATTGCTTAATGGCAATGCAGACAGTTTTTTGTACTTTTGAGACCCCTAGCAGTTACACCGCTAACGAGTCGTTGACGCCCCTTTACAGTGCAGGCATCGACAGCGTCGAAGTGACGGCCAACTTGACCGACGGTCTTGTTGCAACCGTTACCTTCAACTCGGACTTTGATAGCACCAACAATGGCGACGGCTACTTTGCCAGCGGTCAAATGCAAGGTGAGCCCGGTGGTGTGTGGAATCATAAAGCTTATGAGACCTACTACACGAACATCGGCGGTCAGATGAAGAAGAAACTGGCAGGATCATGCGACATTTGGCTGCCCAAGTATAACGACTTGGCGACCACTCGCATCATCAGCTTGTTCGCGCACGGCGAAGAAGCCTAGGTAACCACACCACCGTGGGCGGCGACAGCCGCCGCCCACGACTTTTATATATCAGCACGTTTATGCAACGTTGACGATGATTGAATTTCAAGGGCGAACCAAGCCGCCTGAACGCCTTGGGCGAGGAGAAGCAATGCGAATTGAACTGCACACTGTAACGTTGAACATGAAGCACCGAAGCAAAGAATTCACGAAGACTTTTTTCGGAAGACCGACAATCGACGACATTGTGGAAGAGTTCAAGCCCGACTGGAGTTACGACTCGGATGTGCGGGAGTCGCTTGAAGAGTGCGGCGAATTCGAGTTTGCCACATGGAAACCATCGAAGAACCCACACAGACGGCCCAGACGGAACGACCTCCTCGTCCCCACCTGGACGTCCACGTTCATGAAGCACGGCCACTGCCTCGCCACCTTGACGATGACATTGACCGACATCCCTTGCACCAAAGAAGGCCAAGCCAAACTGCTTGTGGCCCTCGCAGAAGAAGCTGAGGAAGCATTAGCATGAAAGAAGACATCGCCGTACTTCGGGCCCTGGCTCACAAGTACATCGACGCCGAAGAGTTCTGCATCGCCACGCGACTGCTAAACCTGATCGAAGAGATCAGCTACATGGCTGACAAGGAAGAAGGAACCGACCGACCGGTCGAAGCGTACTAATGAGAATCTTCTGCGACTGTGCCCGAGACCACGTGGGGATCACTGACCATGATCCTCCGTACGTCCTCATCTGCGAGTGCGGGCGAGTCCTGGAGAAACAGACGCTCTCCGAATACAAAACAAAGCGCAACGCCCAAAGGGCGACCTTCGAGAGGCTGGCAAACCTCTTGGCACAAGACAACCACGTAATAAGGCTTTACGAATGAAACTCTTCGCCTCTATCGTCCTCACTCTCTGCATGACCATGCCCACGCTGGCCCAAGAGGCGACTGTCCCCGCTAACGACAGTTGCGCGAAGATAGTCCTTGACGCCCCATCTAAAGCAAGAGTCGGTGAGCTGGTCCGCTTAGATGTTTCCGAGTCCACCGCTGAATCCTTTCAGTGGATATTGGTCCCGGACTCTGTTGACTTCGAGGTGATTGACTCCGGGCGCAGGGCAATGTTTTCGGCGAGAGCACCAGGGCAGTACCGATTCATCGTCGGCTGTGCCTTGGACGGAACGCTGGACATCGTCACCCACGTGATACGCATCGTAGGGCCTCCCACGCAGCCTGAGACCGAGTCTCTCGCAGAGTGGATTCCGTACTGGATGGACTCAATGAAGCTCGACAGCGGCCAAGTGGAGGCCCTTGCACGCAGCTTCGAGAAGATCGCCGCCGACATGGCGAACCTCCCCGAACCAAAAGACTGGATAACCGCCACCGCCGAGGCGAACCGCGCCATCGTCGGCGACGACATGGATAATTGGAAGCCGCTCCTGGAAAAGATCGGCAAGGCTTGTGCCACTAGGCAACTGACCACCCCGGAGCAACACGCTGTGGTGTGGCTAGAAATCGCAGAGGGGCTAAGGAAAGGGTAACGACATGGACCGACGAGACGCACTGAAAGGCATGGCAGCCACCGCGAGTGGTTTGCTACTTCCCAAGGCAGCTTCGGCTGGCTTGTTCACGCCCTCCAACAGTCAGTTCGGGTGGACACCGAACGAAACGTCTCTCAAAGATTTCATACGTCGTCATAAGAACCCCTACGTCACCAACCTGAACGAATCGATCAAGGGCAGCGGCAAAGGCAAGACTGTCCTGCTCTGGAAGGCCTTGGAACGCGTGATGGGCCAGAAGCTCGTCCCGCACAACCAGAAGGCCCCTGACTGTGTCTCGCAAGGATTCGCACTCGGAGTCGACTTCGTGTCGGCCATCCAGATCGTTCTGGAGCGAAAGCCCGAGATGTGGAAGGGCAAAGCCGCCACAGAGCCCATCTACGGCGGTTCCCGCGTTGAAATCGGTGGTTACACCGGACGCGGCGGCGGAAGCACCGGTCACTGGGGTGCAGAGTGGATTTCACGCTACGGTATACTTTTGAGGCAAGAGTACCCAGGCGGGTACGACTTCACGACTTACGACGCGCAGAAATCGGTCGAGTATGGCCGAACGGGTTGCCCAGACGCTTTAGAGCCTCTGACGAAGCTTCACCCGGTTAAGAAGGTCGCCATTTGCCGATCTTACTCCGACCTCCGCGACTGCATCGCCAACGGGCACCCTGTTGTGGTTTGCTCGAACGTTGGCTTCGGAAACGGTAAAGTCTGCCGCAGAGACTCTGAGGGCTTTTTGACGCGAAAGCGGAAGCCTTGGATGCACTGCATGATGTTTGGTGGTTACGACGACAAATACCGCCGCCCAGGTGCGTTATGCATCAACTCCTGGGGTTATGGATGGATCGAAGGCCCTACGCGACTAGAACAGCCCGCTGGGTCGTTCTGGATCGATGCCAAGACCGTCGACTACATGTTGCGGCAAGGCGACTCGTTCGCGTTGTCCGCGTATGTCGGATACCCGAAATTGAACATCCCTCCGTACATCCTATTTTGAGGTCACCATGAAGAGGTTACTCAATGGCTTTGCCGCGATTTACATCTGTCTCGCGCTATTTGTCGCTCACTCAGCTCTGGTTACGACTGAAGCGTCTGCTACGCGCCACCTTGATACAGGGAGTGTCGTGGTCGAAGCTGGACCAGCTGTACGCGATCATCAACGACTGGCTGGACCTGAGCAGACGCCCCGAACCGACCGATCCTGCTACATCGTCGAAGTCTGGACCGCAAGCTGGTGCGGACCCTGTCGAAGATACAAAGCCACCGAGCTACCGGCTCTGGTGAAAGCGGGCTTCACAGTCACTGTCAAGGACTATGACACTGACAAGCCGCCCAAGGACGTGAAGAAGGTACCGACCATCCGGATCTACTACAAGGGCACTTACCTCCAACAGAAGACCTACTGGCGTGCGGAAGACATCGTCAAGTACGTTGACAACAGAATGGCACTGAAAGGCTGAACATGCACATTGAGAAAGACGTGTCCGACGTACTGGTCCACGGCACCACCAACCTAACAACCGCCAACGTCCCCGCTCAAGTGTGTGGGTCGACCGTCAAGCCGCTGAAGGGCATCCAGCTCCGAGCTGGCATCGACAACGGTGGCACTATCTACGTCGGCAACATTGGTGCTGGCAACGTGATCACAGCGGCTGGCTGCGGCTTCCCGATGGAAGCTGGCGACCAACTGTTCCTGCCCGTTGAAAACCCTTGCGCTGTTTACGCTAACAACGCAACCGCCAACGACGTCATACACTGGATCATGCTATGAGCGCGGACATTAAGAAGGTCAAGGTCTCCGACAAGCCCAACAGTAAATACTGTGCCTTGTTCAAACGGAGTGACAACACTCTGCACCTGATCCTCGACGGCGACGACGAAGATAACGCCACCGCCGATATGACGTACAACAATGACATGTACGAGCTGGTACGGTCGAAGACCTTCGAGGGGTTGTTCACCGATGGCAAGACCAAAGGCGACTCTGAGAATGTGAAGCGAGTCAAAGACATGATGCTTCCAGAGACATGGCAGCCCGAGTGGGACGACGAATGATGCGACGTGCAGACATGGTCGACAGAGGCAGACGCCTCGCACCAGCCGGTGGTAAGTTCGGCAAGTTCGCTTTATACACTTCTGGTAGCGACATAGTATCTTCAACCGTCACTGACCCGCCTGGAGCGATAACCTGGAAGTTCAGCGATGGCGATACCTATGTCGGGACAGGTATAAACCACACCTTCAGTCCTGACAATGCGCCAGACAACTATGTAAAAGTCAAGCTGGATAAGATCCTGGTTAACCTCGAAGCGTCCGGCGAGAAACTGACAAACATCGTGTGGCAAGGAAAGTATACTAACCTTGCAGACCTGCGAATATCCTCGAATGAACTCACCGAGATAGACACATTCGACACATGGGTGAACCTGGACCTGATCTGGGTGCACGTCAATTACTTGACTGATTTTGTTGGGCATAGTTCCTGGGTGAATTTACGTGAGGTGTATTTATTCAGTCAACTGGGTGGCGGTTTGCAGACGGTTACAACGCACAATACTTGGTCAAGCCTCGTCACGCTGCGTGCCAACAACAATAAGCTGATTTCGTTCGAGACTCACCCAGGATGGACAAGCCTTGAACGACTCGACCTGTATGTCAACTCAACCCTGACAGCAGTTGACACATACAACACATGGACGAACCTGAAGCGACTGTATGTCAACAGCACTGGCATAACCAGCTTGGAGACACATCCAGAGTGGACTGAGATTTATGACTTGGCTATCAACAATAACCTTGGCATGACTAGCCTTGAGACTCACGACACCTGGACGAAGTTGTACATACTCTATGTTCATGCGTGCAATCTGACTTCGTTTAACCTGCACGACACAATGGTTGCGTTGAACACTTGCTACTGCCACGATAATAACTTGGATGCAACTACGATTGACGCTTTGCTGATCGCTCTCGACGACGCCGGTAAAGCCACGGGCACCTTCTGGTATCAGGACAACCCCGGCAGCGCAGACGTGGACCGCAGTGCCGCCGCAGCAACCGCCAAGACCAATCTCGTCACTAGGGGCTGGGTCATAGTAAGCACGTAGCTTGGAGCAGGATTGGATATGAGACGAGCCGACATGATAGACCGAGGGCGACGCTTTTCCAAAGCCGGAAGTAAGCCTAACACAATCACGATTACAAACACACAGTCCAATGTGGCTATAACACTGCGGGATGATAGTAACCAACAGGCGTTGGAGTGGAAATGCACAGATGCCGCAACTGGTGTAACAGACGTCAGAACCTCGTCCACATCAGGAAGCATCACTATAACTTGGTCTTCAGCCCTAGGTGGCACGGCCACTTGTAAAGTACCGGTTGGTAACCAGACCCTTCTGTATTGTGTTTCTGACAGTGTGACGTCCGTCACCATGAAGAATTCTTCAAAGTGGTCAAACTTTGAGGATATTCGTCTGTTCAGCAACTACCCTTTTACAGAGTTTACTGGTTTGCAAGACTGGCCTAATCTGTGGCGGCTCGATGTTTCTGGTTCTGACGTGAACATACCGTCCTTTGACTGGCCGAGTATGGAATACCTATCAATCGCTGGTTCACTTTCAACAATAGCGGGTGGTTTCGTCCTCAGAGATTGGCCAAACCTAACCGATTTCATATGTTCGTACTCCAGAATGGAGCACATCACAATCCCAGCGACTTGGACGAAGTTACAGAATATAGATGTATCTTACAACAGGGAAATAAGTGGCCAAACTCTCACACTTTGTGATCTGCCTGAGTTGCTTGAACTAAAGGCTGGGTATAGCCAGTGGGAACATATAGACATTGGTTACGAATTGCCCAAGGTGGAAAATATAGACTTACAAGCTGGTGGTAACCCGACTGTACCAGAGTACGAATTAACAACAAGCCCAACGTGGGTCAATTTGAAAGCATTTTCAATTGGCGCGTATAGAATCCACACAATTCCCACGTACCCAGAGTGGGTAAGCATGGAACGGCTCACGCCTGTATCTAGTTGGTATTGCACAGATATAGTGGTACACCCAGAGTGGGTCAACTTTGATTACTTTGCTGGAAGACAGATGTCCTCACTCAAAGATGCCACTGTCATAGACCAGATATATATCAACATAGATGCGTCTGGTTCACAGAGTGGACCAACCAAAGCAATAGATTTGAGGTTGGCGGCTTATGCTGATGATGTAAACAGAAGCGCTGCCGCAATAACAGCCAAGAACAATCTGATCGCTAAGGGTTGGACATTCTTGACATGATAGACATCCTAGGCGTATACATGATGTGGGGTATGGGCGTAGCCGTCCTGTCTTGTTTGTTCAGCGAGAGTAAGCTGTTCCACCCTGTCCGAGAGTTCCTGAACTTCGACCTACTTTACTGTCCAATCTGCCTGGGCTTCTGGCTGGCCGCTCCAGTGCTGTACCACGGAATGACCGCCTACTTGGCTACAATCGCCTGCTCAAACCTGTGGATGCTCATCATCCTGAAGGTATACCGAGAACTTGACGAATCCACCGGAGAAGAAGAATGAAACGACTGCCGAGACGACTCAGAAAGCTTCAACGCCGAACGATGCGGAGGGCTCGCAAAGAGCTGGACTCTGGTAACCTGCACTACCGCGACTACGCGAAGGTGTTGGACGTTGTCGGCACCGAAGAGGGTGTTCGCCAGTTAGAGGCCAAGATCAAAGAAGCTCGTCTCAACCCGTACGAAGGCCCTGATCGGCTGATGAGTTTGGGCTTCCGAGACATCTTCGCCAACCTTTGGGATTGGTTCAAGGCCAACTGGCCAGCCATCCTTGAGTTCATCATCACAATCGCCCCGCTACTCTTACTGGAGCCCAACAAATATGAAGATTCCTAATCCATGGCCTCGCGTCACACTGCGACTCACGACCCGACCGGGCGACAACGTAGTTGTCCTCTGCACCCGTGGCGAGCTGGAAGTCGACGACGACGTCTGTGAAGCCATCATCGAGCCGATCAAAGACCGTGGCCGGGGCAACTACGAAGTGTTGTGCCAGGGCAAGATCTGGTCGAAGCAGTGGGGCCTCCTGGAAGTCGAAGACCACATGAAGAAGGTCGACCTGGAGAAGCAGGAAGCGGAGCTGAAGGAACGGCAGAAGAAGGACGCCGAGCGACGAGTGCGTGACGCTAAGGAGCGTGGAGAAGCCAAGGCGAAGGCAGACAAGGCGAAGAAGGCTAAAGCAGCGAAGCCAGCGAAGCCAGCCAAGGTGGAAGACAAGCCCGCCGATATGGGCAAGCCCGCCGACATGGGCAAGGAACTCGAACTGTAGAGGATGTTATGGGAGGTTTACTCGATGCTTTTGGTGAAGCACTCAACTCAGGACTGGTGTCTCGCACACTGACGTCTTGCAGCCGCTGGGTGGAGCACCGCAGAATCATGGGTGAACCTTTCCCCGGTCCTTACAGCTTCAAGTACCACCCTTGGTGCCGAGACATCCACGACTCGCAAGCGAGTTACAACAGCACGATGAAGGCAGCCCAGTTGGGGCTCACAGAGGTAGCAATCAACCTCGCCTTCTTCACAGTCGATGTGCTCAAGCGGGACGTACTTTACGTCCTGCCCACCGCATTGAACGCTAGTGACTTCAGCAAGTCGCGGTTCAGCACCGCACTGATGAACAGCCCTTACCTGAAGGACTTATTTACAGACACAAACACGGTCGGCCTCAAGCAAGCTGGCGGCGTGAACCTCTATATCAGAGGCTCGCGCGGCGACAGCAACCTGAAGTCGATTCCGGTATCCGTGCTGGTGCTGGACGAAGCGGACGAAATGGATCAGAGAGCCATCTGGCTCGCCCTGGAGCGGCTGTCCGGTCAGCTCCACAAGACCGTCCACTCGCTGAGCACCCCGACGATCCCGCAGTTCGGCATCCACAAGCTGTTCCTGCAAGGCACCCAAGAGCACTTCTACTTCAAGTGCCCTCGGTGTGGAAGGCGAACCGAGTTCATCTTCCCTGAGTGCTTGGAGATCTGCGGCGAGACGATCACCGACCCCGACGTGAAGCGATCCCACCTGAAGTGCAAGGAGTGCAAAGGGCGAATCGACCACGAAGAGAAGCCTGACTTCCTGAAGAAGGCCTTCTGGGAGAACACTGTACAAGTAGAAGAGGACCACCGCAGCTTCTACGTCAACCAGATGTACTCGTACACTGTGACGCCCGCCGAACTGGCACTGGCGCACTTTCGAGGCATCGGCGACGAAGCGGCCATGGTCGAGTTCTGGAACTCGAAGCTGGGGCTGCCGTACATCCCGGATGGCGGGCAGATCACCGAAGACGAGATCCAGACGGCAGTGCGCAACTATTTTAAGGCTAACCAGCGACCTCAGATCGGCACCGACAAGTGCATCGTGATGGGTGTCGACCAAGGTAAGCAGAATCACGTGGTTGTGGTCGAATACGAGCTGCACGGCTATTACGACGTCAACGCCACCGCCGAGGCCAAGATCCTGTGGGAAGGCAAGCTGCCGGGCGACGACTTCAAGCACCTCGACCCGCTGATGCGGGAGTGGCAAGTCAAGGCGTGCGTGATCGACGCGGACCCGCAGATCAACGACGCGCGGCGGTTCGCCCGACGGTTCCCAGGCTACGTCTACCTATGCCGATACCGGCGAGGTGTGACCGGCAAAGAGCTTCAGATAGCTGAAGAAGACAGCGGAGCCGCTCTCGTGACCGTGGATCGCACGAACTGGCTGGACGCCTCGATGGGGCGGTTCCACTCAGACAGAGTAACCATCCCTGCCGACACCTCGTTGGAGTTCAAGGATCATCTGAAGGCCCTCGTGCGAACGTACGAGAAGGACGAGTTAGGAAACAGCAAGGCGGTCTATTTGAACAACGGGCCCGATCACTTTGCTCATGCATTCAATTATGCGGAGATAGCCCTGCCACTGGCGGCCAATATCGTTTCTGGCGGCGACATTGACGAGAAGGTATTATAAATGGCGGCAACTAAGGCACGAAGAGAACAACTCAACAAGCTGAAGTTGCTGGAAACAGCAGGCACAAAAGTCTGCTCCGGGTGCGACGAGATAAAACCCACCACTGAGTTTCACAAAGCGAAGGACGGTCGCAAGGGGCTGTGCAGCAGATGTAAAGTTTGCAACTGTAAAAGAGCACAGGAACACAGCAGCTCACAGGCTGGAAGGAATTGCAGACTGCAAAGGGCTTACGGGATGTCCTTAGAAGACTACTCCCTTCTTCTCGCCTCTCAAGGCGGAAAGTGCAAGATATGCGGCTCGGAAAAGCCAAAAGGAAGGTGGGCTCAGTTTCACGTAGATCACTGTCATAAGGATGGACATGTGCGTGGTATTTTGTGCAACCGTTGCAACACAATGTTAGGCATGGTAGACGATGACCCTGCTGCTCTGCGAGCCGCTCTCAAATACTTAGAGGAAAACTGATGACACGCGACAGCAAATTTCTCACCTCCATCCGCCATCCCGAATACTTGGAAGACGAGCTGTACTGGTTTGATTGGCGTGACACTTACAATGGTGGCCCTCGGTTTGTTCGTAAGAACCTGAAGCAGCACGACAGCGAGTCGAAGAAGGACTTCTACAACCGTCGCGACATCACTCCTATCCCGTCGTACGCCAAAGCGGCTGTCAATGACGTCCGAAACAGTATTTTCCAGCGGCTCCGTGACGTGACCCGTCGCGGTGGCAGCGACAACTACATGCGAGCCACCGCTGGCGAGATTGGCGGCGTGGACAACAAAGGCAGCTCGATGCAGAGCTTCCTCGGCATCGACGTCTTGACCGAACTGTTGGTCATGGGTCGCTCCGGTGTCTACACTGACATGCCTCAACTGTCCGGACTCCGCACGATGGCGGACGAGGGAAACGCACGACCTTACTGCTACATGTACCGAGTGGAAGACATTCTGTCCTGGGCAGTGGCCAAACCGGAAGAGCCCGGCGATTTCACCGCCGTTCTGCTGCGAGACCGTGGCGTAGACTACAACCAAGGCTTCGCCCACGGTGCTTACCTGCCCAGCGGCGGATACACGCGGTACCGCTTCATCTGGATCGACCCTGTCGACCGACAAGTCAAGATGAAGCTGATGGACGAAGAAGACAATCTGCTCGACCTGCAAGGCAACGAAATCAAGGGCGGCGATGGCATCATCCCGCTGGAACTGACTCGTATCCCGTTCACCATGCTCAACATCAGAGGGAGCCTGCTGAAGGACGTCTACAAGCATCAATCAGCACTCTTGAACCTCGGTTCTAGCGATGTCTCCTACGCACTCAAAGCAAACTTCCCGTTCTACATCGAGCAGATCGACGCGCGGGCGGTTGGCGGTCACTTGAAGCGACACGTCAACGACGACGGGTCCACCGAAACATCCGACAACAGTGAGGCCGGTACGCAGGAACGCTCAGGCGTGACTCACGGTCGTACTTATGACTTAAAGGCAGAAGCACCCAGCTTCATTCACCCTAGTTCAGAACCGCTTTTGGCGTCCATAAAGCTTCAGGAGAAGATTGAGGACGATATTCGGAAGTTGGTAAACCTCGCTGTGCAGAACAAGATGGGCCAGCGGGCAATATCAGCAGAAGCCATGAAGCTGTCGGACCAGGGCCTAGAAGCTGGTCTTTCTTACATCGGCTTGGTCATGGAAAGTGCCGAGAGGCAGATCGCCGAGCATTGGGCAGCGTACGAGAGCAAGGACTACGACAAGCGGCAGATCGCCACCATCAAGTACCCTGACCGTTACAGCCTGAAGAACGACGAAGACCGGGTCAAGGAAGCCACAGCTCTGTCGGAACTCATGTACGCCGTTCCTGGAACGACCGTGAAGAAAGAACTGTCGAAGACCATCGTGACCGCTCTGCTGGCTGGCAGGGTGCCCACCGACACCATCGACACGATCTTCAAAGAGATCGACGAAGCGGGCTACACTACATCCGATCCAGAGACCATCATCCGGTTGGTGGAAGCTGGCCTATGCGGCGAAGAGACCGGCTCCGAGGCCACAGGCTTCGACGACGACGAATATAAGAAGGCTCGCGAGGATCACATTGATCGCGCGACCCGCATCATGGAAGCCCAGGAGAAGATCAGGGCTGACTCGGTGGACAACGCGGCTGCACGCGGACTACCCGACGTCGACCCTGATAAGACTTCTGGCAAGACCGAACGAGACGAGGCAAACGACACCACCACCGAGGCCAAGAAGACTGACAAGACTCGTGGTGATGGCAAAGACCTGAACAAAGAGGACCGATAACCGATGGCATACTACGGAACGCTAACAGGCGCGAACGAATACTTCGACAACATGCTCCACTCGGAGTCATGGGCCGACTCTAACCCAGTCGACCGCCCGAAGGCGTTGACGCAGGCCACTCAGCTAATCGACTCGCTGAACTACCGGGGAGTAAAGCACTCCGTGTGGTTGATCATGTACGACCAGACTGACCCGTTCTGCAAGCTCCTTGTCGACCCTCCAACGAGGGCGGCGAAGAACACCGCGAACGTGGCTCAGCCACTGGAATTTCCCCGAGGTGCCGACACTTCGGTGCCACAAGAAATCGAATGGGCTTGCTACGAAATCGCATTTGCCCTTATCGAAGGTTTCGACCCTGAAGACGCCATGGAGCGCCTGAACATTATCAGACAGGGTTACTCTTCCGTGCGGACTACCTACGCCGACGGAAGCCAAAGCGTAGAATACCTTGGCTATGGTATTCCTACTGCACGCGTATGGCGATGGTTGAAGCCCCGCCTCGTGGACAGCAAGCTCATCAAACTCAGTAGGGCCGACTAACGAAAGGTTAGGAATTTATGAAGACTCTTTTCAATCACGTGAACATCTTGTGTTTTGACGGCGAAGGTGACGTGACTCCAGCGGACCCAGTAACTCCCGCAGCTCCTGAAGCTCCTGTGGTGACCGGCACGAATCCCGTGACGCCCGCTGGCGACGAGAAGAAATTCTCACAGGCCGACATAAACAAGATCCTTGCGGAAGACAAGCGCAAGCATCAAGAACGTTATGTCGCTCTCGAAGGCAGCTACAAAGACCTGCTGACGAACCAGAACCTCACCAAAGACGAACGCGACAGTCTGCAACAGCGACTGGAAGACGTTCAGAAAGCCAACCGCACGAAAGACCAGCAAGCTGAGTTCGAGCGAAAGGCCGCCGAAGAGAAATACCAGAACGAGCTGAAGACCGCCACAGCGCGAGCCGACCACTGGGAAAACCTGTTTAAGAAAGAGACCGTCTCGCGATCTCTGACTGACGCAGCCTCCAGTGCCGATGCGTACAACCCGCTGCAAGTTGTGACGATCCTCCAGCCGATGACCCAGTTGAAGGACATCGACGGGACATTGACCCCGATGGTCGACTTCCAAGACATCGACGAGAAGACGGGCGAGCCTGTCATCACTCTTCGCACCCCCGCCGACGCTGTGAAGCGTATGCAGGAGCTGCCGAAGATCCATGGCAACTTGTTCCGAAGCAATGTAGTCAGTGGCGTAGGCTCAGGCCAAGCCAGTGTCAGCAATGCTGGCGAAGTCGACTTCACCAATATGAGTGCCGCCGAGTACCGAAAGAATCGCCAAGCGATCAAGGACCGAATGGCACAACAGAACTGATTAGCGTTTAGCTGTCTGGCTTGATTGTCCGCGCCTTCAAGTAGCAGACCTACCGGGAAGACCGGGTTCGCTTCACGAGTACCAGGGACGTGAGGCTTGATTTACCTGGGAGTAATTCCAACAAACTTACTCATTTTCCATAAGGGAGTTCACTAATGAACTTGTACCTCTGTTTCGCTAACGACAACGACGCCTTGATCCCCGAACTGTGGGCCCAAGAATCCCTGGCAATCCTCGAAGAGAACATGGTGATGGCCAACTTGGTCCACCGTGATTTCAGCCCGTTGGTCGCCAGCTATGGTGACGTGGTCAACACCCGTCGACCCAGCGAGTTCTCGACCAAGCGTAAGGCTCAGTCGGACAGCGTTGTCAACCAGGACGCGATCAGCACCAACGTGCAGGTCCCGCTCAACCAACACGTCTACGTGACCTTCACGATCAAGGACGAAGAGGCTTCCTTGTCCTTCAAGGAATTGATCTCTTACTACATGGAACCCGCCGCGATGCAAATGGCTCGCACGGTAGACCGCATCCTGTGTGGTCAGGTCCATCGCTTCAACGCCAACGCCACTGGCCGTCTGGATGAAATGTCCAGCTCGAACGCCAAGGATTGGATCTTGGAAACCCGTGAAGTCATGAACGTCAACAATGCGTATCCGACGGGTCGTAATTTGGTCGTGAGCCCTCAGGCTGAGACCGAAATGTTGAAGACCGAACTGTTCATCCAAGCCAACACGCGTGGCGACAATGGTACGGCTCTTGAGGAAGCACGACTCGGTCGCGTCCTCGGCTTCGACACTTACATGGACCAGAATGTCAACCATCGTCCTCTGTTGGACGGCGACACTCTGACCCTGAACCATGCTGCTGGCGCTAGCGCTGGCGACACGGGCAACAAAGCGGTCACCGCCTCCTCGGCAGTGACAGTCGGTTCGTTCGTATGGTTCACCGGCGAAGGTCAGCCTCACGAAGTGAAGGCTCTGACTGGTACCACGACTGGTATCACGCTGAACGATGCTTACAAGTATGCCGTCTCCGCGAATGCGGTTGGCTATGCTTGGGAACCCGCAGTGGTTGGCGCGACGTACGCCGCTGGCTACGACAAGGGCATTACGCTCAACACCATCGCAGCTAACAAGCTGCCGCTCGTTGGCCAGATGATGGCTTTCGGTACGACCAATGGTGGCGACCGTCACGAGTACACGATCATCGAAGTTGACGCTGTGTCGACTACGAGTGTCATCGTTTGGCTCGACAAGCCCCTCACCGCCGCCGTCACCGCTGCGGACTTGGCCTTCCCAGGCCCGAGTGGCTCGATGTGCTTCGCGTTCCACCGTGACGCTTTGGCTCTGGTTAGCCGTCCTCTGGCGTTGCCTAGCAACAGCCTGGGCGTGCAAGCTGCCGTTGGTAGCTTCAACAACCTCGCCATGCGAGTTGCGATGCAGTACGACATCTCCAGCCAGGGTACCATCGTGACCCTCGACATGCTGTGTGGCGTGGCGACGCTGGATACCAACCTCGGTTGTGTTCTGTATGCGTGAGCAACCTCTGGGATAGTATCCCAGAGCCTACGCTGAGGTGACTCGGCGTTTCTATAACACCTGGGAGGGTGTGTCTTGTAAACCGCCCTCCCAGGTTTTCTTTTCCACTCTGGAGACACTCATGGCATACGCTGACCGCTTCTTTGCCGACGGCACAATCGAGCCCGCTGGATACGTTCAGTTGACCCCGGCTACAGCCCAGGGGATCAGCATCGGCGGCGGCAGAGTTGCCGTAATCCAAGCCCTAGACCAAAACATCAGAATTCGCGACGACGGTACCGACCCAACGACGACTACCGGACGCCGAATCCACGCTGGCGAGACCATTTTCTACACAGGAAACCTCTCGTCCCTACGAATCATCGAAGAAGCCGCTTCCGCCGAAGTCAATATCCTGGTGTACAAATGAACAAGATGTCCGCACGCAACCCAGTTATGGTCCCGCTGAACGCCAGCGGTGTAGGCCTGCTGGAGAAGCGTCTGGACGCCAATTCATGGCTCGGGATCGGCGACAGCGTCGACCTTAACCGAGACTTCGGCCAGGAGGCCTCAGATTCGCTCCTCCTGGACTCTGTGGCTACACCCCACACGAATCACGCCTCAGACCCAGGGTCCGTTACAATGGCTCTGGTGGACTCTGTGGCGATCAATATGACGCGTCAAAGAGGCGTCGAAGACGTCGTCACCTTCTCAGACACAGCCCACGCCTGCTTATGCGGATACCGAGCGCCCACTGGCGTAGAGACGACCAAGGCGTCCGAGACGATCAACATCGGCCAGCCTGTCTTTCCTGACACCTCCACCACAGTGGCTCTGGCCACCGCCAACATCAACGGCGTCCCGGTATTCGGACTGCCTATTGGCCTCGCGATGACCGACGCCGACGTCAACCAGTCCATCTTAGTCGCCACCGAAGGCAGCGTCAATCAAGCCGACTGGACCTTAGTGACAGGTAACACCTTATTGACCCCTGGCGCGATTTACGTGCTCGGAGGCACCGACGGGACATTGACCACCACAGCAGTCACCACAGAAGGTCATATGGCGATCAGAGTCGGGCGAGCAATCACACAGACCAAAATGGACATCGAGATCAGTGACGGGGTTATTATCTGATGGCAACATACAAACCTCTCTGGCAGTACAGCACCCTCGTCCAGCAGTTGGACGACCCTGATGGGTTGGCCGTCGCGCACGTAGACGGTGTCGACTGGATTCAGTTCGACACAACCTTCGTCGATGGTTCGGCTGAAGGCCGCTTGCAATGGAACAGTGACGATGGCACGCTGGAAGTCGGCATGCCGGGCGGGAACGTCAACCTGCAAATCGGTCAAGAGCAACTGGTCCGCTGCCGCAACATCACTGGCAACACGATCAACAACGGCGACCCGGTAAGAATCTCTGGCGCGTCGGGCGGCAAACCGCTTATCTCGCTCGCCTCTGCCAACAGCATTGCTACAATGGCAGTCATGGGTTTCGCCACCGAGAACATCGACCACAACAGCAACGGTTACGTGAATGTTGGTGGTCTGGTGCGTGGTGTCGATCTGTCCACATACAACGACGGCGATCAGCTTTACCTTGGTGCAACCGGAGGCGTTACACGCCCCGCTCCAAGCTGGCCCAACTTCAAGGTGTATGTCGCCAAAGTCATCGACGCCAAAGTTGACGGCACGATGCTCATAGACATCACGATCAACCCGTGGCTTGCCGCCCTGTCCGACGTTGACACGACCAACGTCGTAGAAGGGTCTATCGCCACATACAACGCGACGAACAACAACTGGGTTGCGGGCGATGGCACTGATCCTGTTCCTCAATACTCCCACCTCAAGACGGGCTGGGATGAGAGCGCATGGGACAACCTCAACCTCAGTATCAACACGGCGAACTACACAGCCACACTCACCGCTTCGGCTGACACTGATTACTGGATCGAAGGTGTTAGACACACCTTCTCTGCGAACACCAGCAAGTCAGCCACGCTCAACAACACCGAGGGTCCGAAGTATCTCATACTGGACTCTTCTGACACCCTGGTGTTCAGCGACACTGCGTGGGACATTCATCCGAACTACCCCGCCACCCGCAACGAAGTCACAGTGGCGGCTGGCTACTGGAGCGTCGCGCAGGCGGACATGATTACCCGCGCGATCGAGTTCCACGGGCATCACTTCTCCCCGAAGCTGCACGAGTATCTCCACGAGAACTTCGGCACGCGATGGGCAGCAGGTCTTGGCGTCAGCACTCCTGACAACCTTGTGCTGAATGTTGCTGAAGGCGAGATCTACGACGAAGACATCGAGGTTTTGATTTACGATGGCGCGGGACCAGTGAACCCGCCGCCGCCGTGGTGGCAGCAGGAACTGACCCCACTCGACACATGGACTCTGTATCGCACCGGTTCGAGCGGAAACTGGCTGTCAACGAACACAGCCACCACTCCGACGATCATCGCCGCGAACATCCCGCAGGTCAACACCTGGAACGGGACCGATTGGAATCTGACAGATGTAGGCGTGAACAAATACTTCGCCTACTGGGTATTCGCTTCCTCTGACCGTCGTCACCCTGTCTACCTGATCCCTGGTCAGGCTGACGGTGGAACGCTTCAAGAAGCCGAAGACAACAACACTCTCGGCGACCTTGATCTTGCCAACCTGCCAACGGCAGAGCATAAGTGCATCGCCAAGGTCATTATGAAGCGAAATGCCGCTTCCCCTTACTATTCGATTGAGCAGATCGACGATTACCGCTTCGATATTGATTCAGGGTCAGGCGCTTCATCTGCGAGCGATCACGGTGCCCTGTCCGGACTGAGCGACGACGACCACACCCAATACTCGCTGGCCGATGGCACGCGAGACTTCACTGGCAACGTAACCATGCCTGGGTTGACGGTCAACACGATCAACAGCTCCACTGGGAACATCAATCTTTCGACGATGAACCTGATTGGTTATAGTTCAACTTGGTACTGCGATGTGCTGGACGCCAGCACCATCAACGCTGATTATGTCTCAGCGCTCATCACGATGCAGACCACCAACATTAACAGCTTGACGGGCACCGTCAACTTTGACGACGATCACATACTCACCACTGGCAACATCACAGGTGATGCCATACTGGCGAACGAGGGCCTGACTGGTTACGCAACCAACGATTACTCTGGCAACTTCACCTCCACCATCACCAACAACAGCCAAGGGGCCATGCTGCTCGCGAGCCAGCACTCCTCCACTGTGAACGGTGGTTACTACACTTATGGCATGTCGGTGTTCGCGTACGACACCCCGGCATCTGGCATCACCAACACCGGCACCTTAGGTGCCGCAAGGTTCTACGCCTACCTGGGCGACACCTCTACAGGCAACACGAACTACATAACGGCGTTCACAGTAGAGGCCGGAATTCCAACCGCCAACGCCGCGTCTACCATCCTCCAGGTTGAAGGGCTGAACCTGTCAGTCACGAACTTGTCGGCCAACTCCGCCATCACCTCCGGCATAGCTCTCAGGTTGCAGTCCCCGGCTGGTGCCGGGACCATAGCCAATCGCATCGGAATCTACAGTTCTGGCGAGGACAGGAACTACTTTGAGGGCAGCATCGCTCCGGGTAACTTCTCGGACTCAACACGCCCCTCCGCCGCCTCGCTTCCTGTCGGATCAATGATCTTTAACACTGACGACAACGCTCCCAACTTCGCGACAGCGGGTGGGTGGCGTGACGCCACGGGGACCTTAACATAATGTCGAATACCACGAGAGCACAGGCCGTAATTGACAACCTCGCTGGCAGGGTAATTGCGCCAGCCACTGCCTTGACCTTCATCAACGCGGTCGTCGATGAGAAGAACCTCGAACCTGACCCTGACAATCCGCAGAGCACAGAGATACGTTGCGGTTTGTTCATCCAATGGGCGGTGAGAGTGTTGAAAACGATCAAGGCGGACGCCGTGGCGAAAGCCAAATACCTGGAGGCGGAACAAGTTCGCCTCGACGCACTAATCTCGGCAGGGGCCGACTTGGAATAAGGATGTGATGATGGACACCCATGCCGTATTCGACATGTTCAAGGATTTCGGGCCGTTGATCGGCATCGTTCTCTTCTTCATCTGGCGAGACTGGAAACGCGAAGACTCACTAGTCAGCCGAGTGAAACATCTGGAAGACTTCAACACGGATGTGTTGACCGGGCTGGTGAAAGAGTCATCCTCGGTCATCGCCACCAACACTGAACAACTTCGCATCATGAACAACCTTATGATAAACTGCAAGGGCCGACAAGATGGTTAGACCAAACTACAACTTGATCACCTTCATCCGGCGAACGATTCGCCAGATGAAGAAAGAGTATGGTGGTCCAATCACCGTCTACAAGTTGGGAACGGCCTCGACGGACTACGACTCAGGGGTGAAGACTTACACTCACGAATCGACGTTCATCAACCGGGCTGTGGTCCTGCCATCGCGAGTCGCCCGCGAGATCACACAGACGATCTCCATGATCTCTTCCAATAAGAAGGTGGTCCAGGGAGGAACGTACGACACGAGCAAACGGGCGTTCATCATCGACCGGACGGACGTCCCTGCGACATTCAACTTCGATAACGACGACTGGATCGTGTACGACGGCAAGCGGTTCGACATCATCACCGTCGACGAGTTTGAATACAAAACAGGATGGATCGTAGTTGGCAAGGTCATCGAGGGGACTACCCCGAGGCAGGACCTGTACGCCAAAGGGAACGGATACTTACTTTCACTAACACAATCGGCTTCGGCCACGATTGCTTAACCGGAGGCACAGCAAATGGATGAAAACCTCGCGCGGTGGATCTTTCAATCTATTGCTTCTCACTTTGTGAGCACAGCCAATGGGATTTCATTACCGTATTTTGTCGAGGGGATTGACGAACGATCCGTCGAGGACATGCGGGCGGACCACGTCGAACTTCGAGTAACAGGCCCCACCATCAAAGAGGTGAGCAACGGATACTACAACATCGACGTTATCATAAACTTTCTCTTCACGAAGCAAATGGACATTGGCGGTGCGGACGCCTTCGACCTGATTCAGTGGAGCGGGGTGTTTGCTAACGAGATGCTGGGTCAAGTGCCCATCTATAAGAAAGGGAGCAACCCTCAAGATGACGGTAGCCTAGTTGGCTGCTTGATCATCAAGAAGGATCGAAACGAAGCGGTTCGAGTGTATCACTTCGGACAAGTCAACAAGGACATCCGAGTACGTCAGTCTGAAGTGGACGCCGTCTACGGAATGACTCTGTCAAACTAACCTCTTAGGAGATAACCAAATGGCACGTATCGAAATGCGTGACGTAACCATTTACGTCCAAGACGGTCTCGCTGGGACCGCCAATCTGTCCGCCAACTCGGCGAACGCTGCCACCACCATCAACATCGAAACCGTTGTGCTGAACACGGACACGACTAACCTCGTTCCCGTTGGCGCGCGACTGTATGTCGGTGGCGAAACCGCTAATACGGTTCATACCGTCACGGCTCGTGAGCCCGCTGCTGCTGGCCCGACGACCTGTGTTACAATCAGCCCCGCGATGGGTCCGGGCACGTACAACAGCGGCAACGCTGAAGGTGCTGTCACGTTCATCTACCAACGTCTTGAAATCAAGATCGGTGAAGGCAACTTGACTTGGTCGGAAACCAAGGAATACGAGTACCTTCGAGACCGTGGTAACCTCGACACCGTCAAGGAAGGCGACGAGCAACCAGTCGAGATGAGTCTTGAGTTTGTGTACGACTACATCAAGTCTTCGAGCGGCGTCGACATCACGCCGGTAGACGCTCTGAAGCGTGAAGGTTATGCCAGCGAGTGGGTTTCCACATCGGCTGACCTCTGCGAGCCGTACTGCATCGACATCCTCGCCAAGCACTGTGTCCCCTGTGGCACGGACGAAGACGAAGACGTTCTGTTCACCGACTTCCGTTATGAGTCGCTGGACTACGACATGGGCGAAGCCACCATTGCCGTCTCCGGGCGTTGCAATGTGAGCCAGCCGACCGTAACCCGCTCGACCGACACCGAGTGTTGAGCAACTAGCTAACCTGCTCCGGGTGGGGTCGCTCCCACCCGGAGGTTAGCACCTCTTTCCTCGCCTTACACATCTGGAGACAAAACATGAAGATTGGTGGACGTGAAATCACACGTAACATGGAAATCCTAGTTCTGCCGAGACTCGACGGTGACTTGGTCATCCGCGCGCAGGCAGTGTGCATCAACAAAGACTTCGAGAAGATCTGTCCCGAGCCGACCGCCCCTGGCGTCCGCACGAAGGATGGCTTCAAGCCCAACTACAAGGATGAGGACTACCGAGCACAAGTCGCAAGTCGCGGCGAGAAGAACTTCGCCTATATGGTCCTCCGCTCCATCGAGCCGAGTGACATCGAATGGGAAACGGTCGACCTGAATGACCACAACACGTGGACCAACTGGGTCGACGAGTTGCAGGACGCAGGCCTGTCGGAAGTCGAGACCAACCGCATCGTCAACGCCGCCCTGGTAGCCAACTCGCTGGACGAGGACAAGCTGCGTGAGGCACGAGAGCGTTTTCTACGTGGTCAGGGGGAGTAGCTCGCAAGATACTCTGGCCGTCACATAGAACGTCTGAGTACACAATATGGGGAGCGTGCGAGAGGTTCGGAGTCCTGCCCCCAGGGTTCGATCATCCCACCCTCCCCTGCTGGGACACTTTGGGTGTCATCCAGCAGGCAGACCTTGTTGGGTATCATCAGACCGCCGAGCACGAACGTTTTAAGTATGGTGTCTAAATGGCAAAGCTGAAATGGAGACCTGAGCTATACCACATGCAATTCGATGTGGATAGAATGCGTAATCTCATCTGGGTGCAGATACGCAGAGCCAATATGAAGCTCGGCCAGAAGTGGATAAACTTTGTCATCTACTCTGTCGGAATCCCGACCTGGAGTGGTGCTTCTCGCGCCACGTTCTCCAAGCTGGCATCAGAACTCGGAACCACGGTCCCTATGGGGCCTCGCGGTGGAAACAAAAGCAGAGTGTCCGAAGGACTGGCCTCTGCCGTCGGTAGTGGTGTCATCGAGGATAAGAACACCTACTACGCCGGGTTCAAGCACACGACCTCTCTTGGTCATCTGGTCTACAACGAGTTTAATGCTCCTTCTCCTGGACCTTACCCACAACCATACAGCACGAAAGTGACGAACACCCCGTACTTCTTCGGGGCCCGAGGTGCCGCATACTGGAGCGCGTTGGCCAGTAAGATACGGTTGCCAAACCCCTACAAGTACATGACAATAAAGAGGATGAAGTAATGCCGACAATCACCCAGAAACTTGGCTTCGAGGCCTCTGGCGCTATCGCCACCCTGAACAAGCTGGCTGCCGCCACCAACAACGCCAACACAGCCATGCAAGGCTTCAACAACACTGCGAAGCAGAACACTAACGCGTTCTCCAAGCAGATGGCCAACGCTAAGAAGAACGCCGACGGTCTCGGCAGCTCGCTGAAGCTGATCGGCAGCTTTGTCGCTGGGCAGCTGCTCGTCCGTTCTTTCATGGCCGTCACCAGTGCTATCAAGCAGGCCACAAAAGAATCAATCGAGTTCCGACTGTCCATCGCCGAAATCCAGACCATCGGCGGCGACCTTCACATGACCAACGACGAGATCTCCGCTTCGGTGCTTCGTCTGTCGGATGCCCTGGGTAAGAGTGCCCAGGACGTGGCTGAAGGTCTGTACCAAGTGTTGTCGAACCAAGTCGTCGACGCCGCTGACGCCATTAGCTTCCTGGAGACCGCCGAGAAGCTGGCCATCGTCACGCACTCTGCCACCTCAGACGCTGTGGACGCTTTGTCATCCGTCATGAACAGTTATGGCTTGGCCGCATCTGAGGCTGACCGTGTATCTGCCAGCTTGTTCAAGACCGTTGAATTGGGTCGTTTGCGAATGGCCGACATCGCCAACATCCTCGGTCGCGTAACCCCGTTGACCGCCGAGATGGGCGTGAAGTGGGAAGAAGCCGCAGCCGCAATCGCAACGATGACTCGACAAGGTGTGCGGGCAGACACCGCAGTCACGCAGTTGCGTGCCATCATGCAGAAGATCATCAAGCCGACCGACGACATGACCGCGTTGTTCCGTAAGTGGGGCGTCGCTGACGGTCCCGCCGCCATCAAGGCGTTCGGCGGTCTGCACGGGCTGTTGCAGAAGATGTCCAAAGAGACTGGCGGCAACTCCACCGAAATGGCGAAGTATTTCCGTCGCGTCCGCGCCATCGTTGGTGTCATGGGTACTATGACCAACGAAGGCAAAGATCTCATCTCTACTTTGGAAGAGATCACCGAAGAGACAGATGCCATGACTAAGGCATGGGAAGCCTTCGTCAAGACCGACGCCCAGCAGCTGACCATCAAGTTCACAGAGATCTGGAACGCCCTCCTGAGAATCGGAGAAGTGATCCAGCCAGTCTTGTTGGACGGTGCCACCGCTTTCGAGCATTGGATTGGCGTCATCTCTGACGGTGCGAGAGAAATAAGAGACTCGTGGAACGAAGGCTCTGCCGTCATCGCCTCCAACGCAGAAAAGCAGGAGGAAGCTTATAAGAAGATCGCAGAGGCGCAGGACAAGGTCTTAACAAAAGACAAAGAAGGTAACGCCGAGCGCGAGACCGAAGTCCGCAGCTTCTTGGCTGGGATACAGCAGAAACTCAACAAGTATGATGATCTCGCCCAGATCGAAACTGACGCGGTAGGGGCCGTATTCGAGTCGTTCACTGGTGGGGTTTTATCTTCGTTCGACGACGCCAACAAGGGCTTGGAAAAGTTCGTGAAGGGCTCGCAAGGGCTTGCAGGCAGAGCATCGAAGGAACTCGCCAGCCTGGAAGAGAACGCCTCTGCGAAGCGATACAAGAGGGACATTGAAAACGCTCGTGGTGCAAATCAGATCAAGCAGGTAATGAATGCTCGGGCGACGAAGATTCATGCCAAGTTGACGCAGCTGCTACAAAAGGGCATAAGGACCGATGAGGATAAAGCCCAAGCCATGCGACTGGCTGATCAGGAGGAAACCCTCCGTAACGATCAGTTGTCGTTCGCGAAGAAGCAAGGGCATTACCAGGACGAACTGAGCGCCTTGGGCAAGTTGCGTTCCATCGAGAATATCCGCGTACAAGCAGTGAAGCAGCAGGTCGGTTTCTCCAAGCAGAACGTCGAGAAGGCGACCGAACTGAACGCGAAGCTGGATGCCCGCAAAGCGAGGCTGAAGACCAATCTTGAGTATCTGGATGACATCGCCGAGCGGTTCGCCGCCACTGACGACGCGGAGATCAAGACTGGACTGCTGGAAGAGATCGAAAAGGTCGAAGCCAACATCCAGGGCATGAAGTTCACGGACATGGAGAAGAGTATAGCAGAGGGAATCGTCAAGGGCTCTTCCGAGGGTATGGACGCCTTCAACAAGCTGATCTCTGAAGACTTGAAGCCTAAGATCGCCGACGTTATCATTGACCACACCGCCATTCAGCAGGAGCTGCTGCGAGACACATACGACATCCGAGTCAATGTGTTGGGCACCCCTCAATTTGAGGAACTGGGAGCTGACTTCGGAGCCACGAAGCAGCCTGGGGAAAGTAGCGTAGAGTTCCTTCAACGCGCACTAGAACTGGCCCAGCAGGTCGAGAAGACGCAAACAGATACCGCTACGAAAGTAAATAAAGGTCTCAAGCAAGCAGGCGTCCAGAACGAGTTGGCAGCCAATGGGTTGCGGACCTATCTTGGCCTTCGCCTTCAAGCCGCAGATGTGAGCGAGAAGGAAGTGGGAATCATCAAGTCTTTGGGCACCGCATTAGGGGCGGCTATAAACAAGGCTTCTGATCCGGCATCTCAAGTCGTTACGCTTCGACAAATAGGAAAGCAACTGGCCGAGGAAGAGTTCGCCAACATCCGGAAGACCGCACCTGAGTATTACAAAATCGCTGATACTCTGGTCGAAATGAACGCCAGACGAAAGGCTAACCTTGAGATCACCAAGGCAGAGCGAGACGAGGCAGCCAAGACGCTGTCCGACGCTCTCAAGAGTGGTGCGATCTCACAGGCCGAGTTCAACGCTGGAGGCGAAGCGTTAAGGAGATTGTTTATTGGACAGGAGAAAACAAACGAAGCAAAGAAGGAAGCAGAGGGGCTGGATTCAAAGGCCCGAAAAGCCTCCATCGAGTTCCAGCAGAGGTTCCTTGGAAACCAAGACCAGATAAACTCGAAGACAGGAGAAACCGCAACTAAAGTAGAGACGGTCAAAGAGAAGACAGGCGAAGTTGCAGCGGCAGGCGGTGCCGCAAACACTCAGCTAGGCTCCCTCGGCAGCACGGCTGCTGCACAAGTCGGAGGTGTCATCACTTTGACGAACGCCGTCGCCAAGCTGGCAGACGAAGCGGAACGAGCCGCAGTGGCCCGAGCCGCAGCTGGTAGTGGCGACACAGCCCAGGTCTTTACCGGGGCTCCTATGCGATACTTCAAGGACGGCGGCCCGGCACGTGGCCAGGACACCATCCCTACTATGCTGTCGAAGAAAGAGACAGTGATAAACGCACGCAACTCAAGTCGTTTCTTCTCTGAGTTGAATGCAATGAACCAAGGGTCCAAGCCTGTTTACCGAGAACAGGGAGGCCCAGTCACCAACGTAGGTGATGTTAATGTCTCGGTAAATGGTGGCGATTCTTCGCAACAAACGGTTCGCGAGATCGGCAACGCGCTTCGTCGAGAGATCAAGCGTGGGACACTAAAACTTTCTTAACCCCCTTTGGAGATTACAATGAAGCAATCACAGATCGCAAAACTCAAGGGCCGTTTCGTGGTCGAGCACAGGGACGTCGAAGACAACCTTATCGACACGTACGAGTTCCCGAACGGTATCGTGGACGAAGGTCTCAATCACATCCTGGACACGCAGTTCCACGGCACCACGCAGGTCGGTACTTGGTACATCGGTCTTGTCGACAACAGTGGCTGGACCGCATTCGCGGACGCCGACACTCTGTCGAGTCACGCTGGCTGGGCCGAATCCACCAGCTACACCGAGTCCAACCGAGTCGAGTGGGACGAAGACGCTGCCGCAACACGCGCTATCAGCAACTCCACGACCGCCGACTTCAGCATCAATGCCACGGGCAACCTGAAGGGCATCTTCATCTCCAGCAACAACGTGAAGTCGACTGGCAACACGGGCACGCTGTGGAGCACGGCTGCTTTCTCGGCTGTCGTTGCGACGTCGAATGGCGACACGCTGAAGGTCACCTACACGGTGAGTGGCTGAGCAAGTTATTAAAGGGGGAATGGGGAGCACTTCGGTGCTCCCCATCTTTTACCTTCGGAGATTATCATGGTAAGACGAGAACAATTTGTCAACGACGCAGAGACCACGATCAACGGGACCGTGAACGCGACAACCACCAGTATCGTCGTGACAGACGGCTCGGTCTTCCCGGCTGAGGGCGACTACCGACTGCTGATCGACAGCGAGGTTGTCCTGGTGTCCGACAACACCACCAACACACTAACAGTCGAACGAGGCGTGGACGGAACCACTGGTGCCTCCCACACCGACCTCACAACCATCCAGGCCGTCCTGACCGGTGGAGCTATCGACCAGTACATGGACGACTCCTCCGCTGGCTACAGCGACCGCTACCCATACCGCATCCTCGACGAGGACGGCAACACACTCACATCATCCAACTTCACCTGGGTCAACCAGGGCACCGCCACGGTCATCGACGACTCATGGGGTGGTATCACCATGACAACGAACACGTTGTCCGGCGACAACATGCGGATTCTCAAACGAAGCGCACCATCTGGCGCGTGGACGATGACCGCCCACTTCCTGTTCGGCCCTGGCTACAACAATGGCGGCGGGGCGAGCAGCAGTTACATGTCCCTGCTGGTGCGCGAGTCAGATACGGGTAAGCTCTGTGTCATCGAGGCTCGCATCGGCGGATCGTTCCTGACACGTCGCTACAACAGCCCCACCAGCTATAACTCGCAGCAGGCCATCCAGGACTTCTCCAGTGACCGGACCTGGATGCAGATCGAGGACGACACTACTAACCTGTACTTCCGCTGTTCCGCTGACGGCATCAACTGGTTCGAGACGGCCAATTATGCTCGCGGAACCTTCATGACGAGTGCGGGACCAGACGAGATCGGCTTCCTGTGTAACAGCGATGGCGGCGGACTCTTGCAGCCTTATCACATTCAATCCTGGATAGTCGAATGAGACGAACACGATTTCTAAACGCCATCTCTGGCCTGACGGTCGGCACCAGCATCAACGCAACCAACACCACTCTCGACGTTCTTGGGGCTTCTGCCCTTCCAGCCGAGGGAGACTTCAATCTTTTCTGTGACGCCGAGATCATGTTGGCCACTCACCGCACAGGTAACAGCGTGACTGTGGTGCGAGGGGTGGACGGCAGCACAGGCGCTTCGCACGACAGCGCAGTGGCCGTCACAACCGGTGCCACCAAGACTGCTATGGACAAGATCAAGTGTGATGCAGGGTTCAACTGCGGGGCCAACCCGAACAGCCTCACGGTTAACACCGCGAACTTCTCATGGGCCAACCAAGGCACCTCCTCGCTGATACAGAACACCTGGGGCGGCATCACGTTGCAAACCCAGAACGCAGCATCGCACTCTATGCGAATCGCTTACATCTCGGCCCCATCTGAGCCGTGGACTCTCACTGCCAAGGTCAAACTGCCTCCGACTTCTGAGAACGGAGTATCTGGGTCGCACGGCGGTCTGATCCTCGGTGACTCAGGCAGCACCCGGTGGGAGACTCTGTCCGCTCGACTCTGGTCGGGCTTCAGCTGGTGGCGGTGGAACAGCGAGACCAACTGGGCAAACTCTGCCGCAGACCACGACCTTGAGATCCTTCCTACTGGCGCGTGGATGAGGTGGGTGAACAATGGTGTCACCATCCAGCCTTTCGTCAGCATCGACGGCGAGAACTGGCTTCAGATGGCGTCGTCCCTTAGCAAAGGGGCTTGGCTCAACGTGAACGGGCCGGATCAAATCGGCTTCTATTACTCCAACCATCAAACTGACGGCGAGCTGTTTAATCTCGATGCGTGGTTGGTGACATAACGAGGACACTATGGCAAAGCAATCACAACTAGGAACCGCCAACTCCACCCTGGCCAACGACATGGTCTTGGGTGTGCAGGGTAGTAGCACGCCCGTACTGGATCAGTCTGTCAACAACACGCTGTCCTTCGTCCAGGTGGCTGAGTATGAGCCTTTGCTTGTCCGTACGCCCTCGAACACTCTGTCGTTCGTGCAGGAGGCGTCTGCCGCCAGAGATATACCGGTTGGCATCTCGCAAGCCATCAACTTCGTGTCCCTCGGCGGTCGTACGCGGGAAGGTACTGTCACCAGTACGCTGAGCCTGAATGATGTTCTAATCTACTTCAACTACATCGGCGACCGCAACGTTGCTGGCAACACCCTGAACCTGACGCAGTCCGTAACCACGCTGTCGGCCTTGGCCGTCAGCCACACCTTGGGACTGTCCGACTCAGTCGAGTATTCTGGCCCGCTACCAGTTCAACGTGTGTATCACTTCCTGGGGCTGTCGTCCAAGACCAGCACGCCTTACCGCATGTGGGTTGACGACGTTATCGGGTTTGTTGACGACGCCCGCATCCCGCTTCCGACCCAACATGTGACCCATACAATCAACTTCGTGCACGACTCGCCCATCGGCAAGGTGTGGGACACTTTGAACCTCACACAGACCGTTGAGTGGGGTTACCACATCGAGGTCAGCAACACCCTGAACATAGTCGACGATTTCGAGTTGCAAGGGCTGTACATCCGAGCAGTTGCCCACGATCTGGGCATCGGGCACGCCTTGACGTGGTTCGAGGACACTCCCTGCGGCAGGAAGCAGTACACGCCGTTCCAGGGCGAGAATACGATCCCTACCGACGTGGTCGCCCCTCCGAACGAGCTGCAAGAGCCACAAGGCTCGATCTCAGACCGGTTCGCCCTGTACCAGCCTCCACTCGGTGTGAAGACCGACGAAGTCGTGCTCCGAGCCCCTGAGCTGGACAACCGCGACAGGAACGCCTACAGCCGCGTACAACGCGAGACGCGGGGCGGGCACCTCTCAGTCTACGCCGACCCCGACTGGCCTCAGCAACGCACTCTGGCCCTCACACTGGTAGGTCTGACCGAGACCCAGGTGGACGAGCTGCACACGTTCCTACAGAGCACCCTCGGACAGGCCGTGGGACTAACGGACTGGGAAGGCAGGCTCTGGGAAGGTGTGGTCACCAACCCGCAGGAAGTCGCCACTCAGGACGGCAGAGACAAGTGGACCATCAGCCTGGAGTTCGAGGGCGAGATGCTCGACGTCGAGCAGCCCGGCAACGACGATGGTAACGGAATGGCGATGGACCTCACCGACGAGGTTGCCATAGAAGTCACGAAGTGGTTCCGCGACGAGATGGTACTTGAAGACGAGGCGGTAGGAGTTATAGTATGAGTTTCATCCTGAAGGCACCGTACCCGGCAGTGCGGACGACCACCCTGCTGCCCAGCCCCGAGTGGGGAGATTCAAAGGCACTGACAGGAACAGTGTCCACAATGCGAACCATGGACGGCACGCTTTACACATACGTCCAGTCGCGCGACGGGCGCAGGAAGTTCAACTGGCAATTCAACATCGCTCGCAATAAGGCTCTAGAGCTGCGGGCGTTCATCACGTCATACATCGGCAAGACCATTCAGGTCATAGACCATGATGGCGACGAATGGATCGGGTACTTTATGAGTAACCCGTTTGAGTTCGCAGGTTCCGGCAGGGCAGGTGACGGCTGGCCCGGTGGCGAGACCATGACAATCATTATAGAGTTTGAGGAAAAATCATGAGAAGTGTAACGGCAAATGCACAAGCAGTTTTAGACCAACGCCTTGGTAGCGAGTGGATGGTCATCTTAGAGGTGGAGTGGGTGGAAGGAACCGTCCTGCGATACACTGACCAAAGAGGCGTCCTGGAAAACGTCAGCCCAGTCATCGTCGAGATGGGTGGGTTCGACGGTTCCATGATGTTGTCCGGTTCCGGAGACTCGCAAGATCTCTCCGTCACCCTCGACGACATCGACGGCCACTTGCGATCCCTGTACAACAGCTATGACATTCACAAACGTCCCGCCAGTGTGTACATGCTGCCGAAGGGCCTGCCTCTTGACGACAAGATCCTGGTGTTCCAGGGCGAGATCGTCACGCCGATGCAGTGGGCCGAGTCGCAGCGGACCATGAGCTTCAACATCCTTTCCAAGTTGGAGGAAGTGGAAGTTGGGTTCAGCATGGAAGAGGGCGACTTCCCGAACATCCCAGACGAGGCGCTGGGAAAGGCGTGGCCGCTCGTATTTGGTCAGGTTTGCCACCTGCCCGCCGTCAAGGTACGCGCGCCACGCCGAGGTATTCTTCAGAGCGGTGAGGGCATCATCGACTTCACACTCGACGAGCGAATCTGTCAAGCGTTGCAGATTCAGTGCCCTTCAGTTTCCACCGGCACCCAGCAAACAATCTTGCGATCCGGAAACAACGTTTACACGACCACCGAGGAAGAGACCTTTGGTCCTGACCTTGAGTGCGTGAACCGACGCTTCGGCGAGCTGTGCCAGCTCCGAGACATGTTGAATCAGCAGTTGGCCTACCAGCACACCACGATGAACATCTACAACGGTATCAGCTTCCCGCAAAACCAGAGTGTAGAGATTTATGTGAACGGAGCCATCTTCACTGGTGTCTTCAGCGCCAACTCGTTCGCAATATCAAACAGGCTCCACCCAGACTACAACACTTGGGCTCATCAGCCTTGCGTGCGAGTCCCGGTGGAAGTCACCTACGGTATGTTGCTCGGCTACGCCCAGATAGGCGACGAGACGGCCAACACTGGCGGTTACTGGCTGGTGTCGCACGGTGGCGCGCCCGGTAGTGGTCTGCAACAGGCCACGTGGGTTCCTGCGAACCAAGGTGCCAGCTTCTGGGCAAACCAAAACCAACAACAGGCATTTGATTCGTGCGAAGCCGCATTCGTGGCCGTCCCAGGGATGGTTGGCGGGCCTAAGGACTCGTGGGCATATTACGACGCCTTGCGAGCAAACGACTTCTTCTGGGCTCCTTCAGGCAGCGAAGTCTACATGGAGTCGGAGTCAGAGATCCTGTACATCGTCAGCCTGCTCCCAGGCACGGTGGACGGCGTCGCGGCGTACCGAACTGCCAGCAATGGCATCAAGTACCTGACTGAGGTGCCCTCTGATTACTACACCGTCTATGAAACTGACTACCAAGGCTATCAGGTCGTTGAGATTGGCCTGAACAAAGCCCTCGGACTGTACGATGATGGCTGGGACGAGCAGCTCTATGTTTCGTTCACTTCCAGCGTAGGTCCGAACCCTTGCGACATCATCGAGTGGTTGATCGGCAAGTACACCAACATGACCATCGACTCGGCCAGCTTCGCGTCGGTTAAAGCCGCCCTGGCGAAGTACCCCGCGAATCGAGCCGTATTGGAACGTCCAGACGTATTCGACATCATTAACGACCTCGCGTATCAGTCCCGGTGCGCAGTGTACTATCGCAACAACGTTGTGTACATCAAGTACCTGTCCACTGAGCCTGCGAGTGAGCGGACACTGACCGAGTCGGACATCTTACACGAAACGTTCGTGGAATCGCTCAGTGACACAAACGACATCTACACCACACACGACTGCGTATGGCAGAAGGCTGGTGCTACGCTCACCGACCAGGACAGGGTGGAAGAGAAAATCATCCTGAAGTACAACGTCAGCAAATACGGGACAAACATCCTGAGCACAGACTACCACTGGTACAACATCTACGACAACGTTCTGAAGTCGGCCACCTTCTGGTTGATCCGCAAGGCGTGCTCGTGGAAGATGGTGGAGTTCGAGCTGCCGATTAAGCACATGGACCTGGACGTGGGCGACTGTGTCACGTTGGATGTGGCTCAGTTCGGTCCCGCCGTGAAGGTGGTCATCGAGAAGCTCACAATCGACCCTGACGACAACAAGGTCAAGCTCTCGTGCTGGACGCCAGTACGAGTGGGTGAGACCGAAGAGTATCAGTGGGCGTGGCCCGCTCTGAAGTCACAGACCGCCGTGTGGCCCCTCCCAGGGGACACCAATGGTGGTGGCGGTTACAACTTCACAGTTGAGCCTCCGGAAGGTCACATCCTGCTTGGTGGGTCGCACCGGGACGATCAGCTGATCATCTCGTCCGGCGACTTGCACCCGAGCGACCTGGACGATTACCTCCAGGTGCCTTTCTGCGAAGTGTCTGACTACGTGAACTTCAACGAGCCAGATCCTATCCTCGCCGTTCGCGACATCGCCACTTCGGCGGCACGTCAGAACATCGAGAGTGCTGTCTCTGGTGGCTCGCCTGTCGGCAACGCAAACACCAGCAGCAAGGCAGAGACTGGCGAAAAAGAATGCGGGTCTGGCGACGGTTGCAATTACAAGGTAACCATCACTTGGCACACAAGTGCGGCTCAGGGTCAAGCTACCGCTCTCGGTGGTGCTACCAAGGACGGAACCTGCGGAGGCCCATGTGTCTGCAAAGGTGGTTGCCCCTCGTGCTTCGGCCCGATCTGGAATGTGTGCCACTCGTTCGGCAGTGCTGGTGGTGCTCACGCGTTTCAGGCGAGAACTCACCAGGACTACGGTGCGAGATCTAACGGCTGGTGGGAGTGCAACGAGACTCGCGCACTTCAAATCGTGGCCTCCAATGGTGAGCAGGATAGCGACGACTGCGAAGACATCGGGGATGCCGAGCCTGCTAACGACGGGACCACTCCAATCGCGGAATACAAGCGACCAAGTGGAACGACCGGGGCAGAGCCTAACGATCCCATCTACGAGGTATAGGAGACGGAAAGATGTTAGAGTGTTCAAAACGACAGAAGGTAGTTAAGCGGAGCGAAGGACTCACCATACTCCGCTGCATCAACAAGCAATGTTCAGTTCACGGAAGTGAAGTGAACGAAGAGACATGTGCCCTATGCCCTGTGCGGTCGGTTCTCAATAAGACACCGCCTTGCCGGGGAGTGAAAGCCATGCCGCTTGAAGAGCTGCCTTCTGTCGACCGGGCAGCGGCGATAGACGTCTCCCACCTGTCAGCTGAAGTGCGTAACCTGCAAGAGGGCACGGTGCTGGAAGGTGCTGAGGTGCCCGACACCGTTGAGGCCGAGTATCCTGCGTTGTCGCTACAATTGTGGCAGTACAAGGAAGCACTGGTCAAGTGGAACAAGGCAGGACGCCCGACGCGCACCGACGAAGAGGTACAGGAAATCCACGACAAGCTCTGCACGCCGTGTGGCTGGTATGACCCCGCTAAGAAGCGTTGCCGAGGCTGTGGCTGTAAGGTCACGACCGGAGCCGTTGCGGTTTTCAATAAGCTGAGGATGGCGACAGAGAGTTGCCCGAAAGGACTTTGGTAATGGAATCTGCATTTGGTTGGTTGGGCCGTTTGTTTGAGGCGATGCTGGAATTAGTCCCACGGAGGGTCATCGTGAGAGCCACGGAGGGCGGCGTCCGGTGGAGCATCTGGCGAAAGCCTAGAGAGATCAAGCCCGGCTTCCGTATGTATTGGCCACTCATCACCGCCATCGAAATCATCGTCGTCGCCCGGCAGACCATCAACACGCCCACCCAGTCACTGATGACGCGGGACGGCGAGACTGTGGTCGCGGGCGGCGTCACAATATATCACATCTCGGATGTTGTGAAAGCCATAGGCGAGCGAAACTGGAGCCCTGAAGAAACCGCTGCGGACATCTCGCAAGCGGCGTTGGTAGAAGTGATCTCCAGCCACGACCTAGATTGGCTGCTGGAGAATATCTCTGGCAAGGTGGAGAAGGAACTCACGGAGAAGACTCGCGAGCAACTAAGAAAATATGGAGTGCATGTGGGGCGGGCGGCACTGGCCGACTTCTCGACCGTGCGTCAGTTAAACCATTCTGGTATCGTGATCAACATACAACAGTAGGATCGTAGTAAGGAAGGAAGAGGGCAGATGCAGTTAGGATATACAAGGATCGTCGAGTCGGAACTTACAGAAGATATGGTAGGGCAGAGCCTCACGCTGGTGGGGTCACAATTAGTGTCGGCAGTGACACTGTTGGAGTGGTCGGGCAACCCGTTGGTGTCGATCTCTCCAATGCCGAGTCACTGTCTGCTGATCGTGTCGTCCAACACGGCCAACGGCTGGGAGACATATGTCTGCCCGTCTCAGGAGGCTGTCAGACTTAGTCTCGGCGAGGACAACTCGCTGGACGCTTTGATAGTTGGACTGGTCCCATAACTCATTACACAGCAGTAGGTGCCTGGGGACCAATGGTACCTATTACAAAACCCCAGTGGATTGCTCCACTGGGGTTTTTGCTTGGAGGATAATATGGCTAAGAGATGTCGTAAGTGCAGAGAAGGCCGCAAGATCAGGGCCACGGTAAAGCGTCCAGCCCGCGTCACCTCGCACCGCAAAGCGAAGCGAGATGCGCAGAGGGAAGCAAAGAACAAACGTCTAGCCGAAGAGGCTGAGTAGGTTGCGATACACTTCTGCCGTCGCTAGGCAGTCAGCCAACGCATCGTGCGCATTCTCAAGCGGGATACCCAGCTTCGCGCATAGTCTCGACAGACTCACCTGAGGGAACGGGACTGTCCGACCCTGCCACGCGGCCACATCGTTCAGGGACGTCGCGAAAGTGAACGTGTCCCTGGGGTGGATGTGGAACATGGCGTCATACGTGTCCACGCCCAGCCAGTGCGTGAGCATCCCTCGCTCGAACGCAAAGTTGTGGGCCAGCGGGATGAGCCGCTTGCCAACCGGCAGGTTGAGACCGACGAACCACTTGTCCAGCATGTCTGCCGCCTGCTCCTGGGACAGACACTCTTCCGCCAGCTTGTAAGCGTCCAGCCCGTGCTTCATACGGGCCTGCTTAGACTGACGCTCCGGATACGTCGGAGCGACGTCCATGTAAAAGAACTTGTGCTCTTTCGATGGCTTCAGATGGTTGTCAAGGGGCACGCAGGCTATCTGAATAATCTCGTTCCAGCCAAACACCACCCCTGTGGTTTCCACATCCACCACGCACAGCACGTTGCCGTACAGGTTCTTCATCTCTTCCCCTCCAGCCCCTCTTCGGGTTTGAACAGCTCCTCCACCCGCTGCTGGCTCTGGTCCTTCAGATCTTGGTCGTAGTTCTTCGACCAGGGCTCGCCGAGCGCAGTGTTGTAGAAGTTCGCCATCTCTTTCAAGGCGTCCACGTACTTGGTCATCGACATGCCCGAGATCTTAGCGCCTTTGGCCAACACCCTCGTGTCTTCCGGGCCATATTCCATGACGAAAGAAAGCATCGTTTCCAGCGGCACATACTCTGAGATCTCTTGTTTGATCGCCAAGGCCTCTGCTTCGGCATCATTATATATCGCATCAGCGTATTCGTCCCACTCCTCCTCGTCCCACTCCTCGTCGTCCCAACGGGATTCCAGCATCTGACGCGCTACACTGTTAGTGAACCCCATCTGGGCAGCCTTCTGTGTGACGACCGGCACCTCTCCGCCCCACGCGTCTGCATCGCAACCATCACACCCGCCCGGCTCTTCGCAGCCAGGGCAGTCGCTCATGTCCGCCGCCTCGTCCAGCTCGGCCTGCTCTTTGTCGGCCTGCGCCTTGGCGATGTCCTGCCGGGCTTTCAACAGATCCTCTTCTGACAAGATGGAACCATAGATGCTGTTGCCGGTGCACAGGCCAGCTGCCTGGGCCGCGTAGAACGCGTCGCCGGTCTCGTCCTTGCACGCTTCCTTCTTCCTGACGCCAGCCATGTGCTCCTCAAACTGAGAAGCCGTCATAGTGAACGTCTCTTCCTTCCCCACTTCATCCAGCTCCACACCTTCCAACGGCAGATCCAGCTCAGGCAGTTCGAGCGGATTGTCCTCGATGCACAGCGGGTTGTACGGCAGATCGTTCAGCTCTTCCGGAAGCAGCCCTTGCTTGATCAGCTCCTGAGTCTCGATGAGGCAGAGGAAGTTCCAGCATGCCATATCCAGATGGGGCTCGTCTCGCATGCCCATCATCCACTTGGACATGTGCCGCATGCCTGAATCCGCATACCGCGACAGCGGAATGCCCCGCCGCCAGTTGTTCGCGCGATACTTCTTCGCCCCTTCCTCGAACACCTTCGACACCTTCATCAGTGCCTGGAAAGGCAGCAAATCCATACGCCCTTTGCCATCCTGGAGATCGCGGTGCGCGCCTGTCTCGAAGCTGCTACGTTTTCCACTGTCTTTGAAGCCGTCACTCATTCTGCACTCTCCTGCACAAGTTTGTTGTTATCTACGAACCACCTAGCGGTGGGCTCACACTTTGTGAAACTGAGGTTACCAATACGGACATTCTTTCTGGAGTCCAAGGCAATAGGGAAGGTCTCTGACAGCCTGTCCTTGATAGCCCTTGAAGACCACTCGTCTTTCTGGAACTGATCCAGATCTTTCCAGAACCGGTCCCTGAAATCCTTCAACAGCACGGTGCCGCCGTTGATCATGTGACACCTCTCTTGGATGAACAGCTCCAAGGGATTCATGTTGCCGATCACGGCCTCTTGCTTGCCACGAGTCTCTATGACCGGCAGCCTCATACGCCCGAGGGCTTCCGGCATCGTCTGGTCGACCAGAGTCCGCATGAAGTCCGGAGCCTCTTTACGCAGCGAGGCGAGCAACACGTCCTTCGGAATGTCCTCCTCCAAGCTGGGCACATTGAACGCGGTCACCCGCGTGTCTCCTGGGAATACAGGCAGGCTGCTGCGGTTGTTGGCCATCTGCACAAAGTGCAACGTGCTCGCCACTTCCTGGACCTGCTTGTACTTGGCGTGGATGCTGACCGTCATGCCGGTCGTCCACTCTTTCAGCTTGTCGTACGCCTCCATGCCGCCCGACTTGCTGATGTTCACTTCGTCGACAACCGCAAGTACCGCATCCATCAGCTCGCCGTTGTAGCCCTGCTTCGAGGTGAGTGCCCGGTCAGCTTTCACCACGCCTTTGGTCATAAGCTCCGAGATCGCCTCGTGGAATATGGACTTGCCACTGTTCTGAGGTCCGTACATGAAAAGGTAGGGAAGCTTGCACTGAGGCTGGCGCAACATGCACGCGATCCAAGCAGTCAAGTAATCGCCACCTCTGCGGATTCCCCACGAAGCGGTCCAAGGCAGATCGAGTATGTACTCGTCCAGGTCGGTCCCACAGTGGTTCATAACCCGGTCCCAGTTTGGATGGTGGGGAGCTTCGTCCTCTCCCATCTCGCGAGGGGCATACTTCAGCTGGGCTGCGTTCCTGTTCCACTTGCGGCCTCCGGGATACTCTGGGGCGAACGGGTCATTCGTCAATTGCCATGCTTTGAACACGGCGGCACCTATCACAGGGTCCACCTTCGCGATCCCTTGAGACATCAGGTACGCCTTGACGTTTTCACGCGGGTGGATGGTCCACTTCTCACTGTGGTCTCTCAGCACCCAGTCGTCGAACTTGTCGCCGATCTTCAACGCCCTGAACTTGTCGTCCAGCTCTGTCCACAGCTCCGCGTCCTCTTGCTCTTTGTCGGAGGTGTCTATCGCGTCGTCAATGACCCGCTCCCACCCCTTCGTCGTCTTCGCGAACCGAGGCCAGTCCCCTGGCTCATCTTTCCCTTTCTTACTGATGACCAGCACGATCTTGCCGTCCGACTCGCGTGCACGCAACGCCATTGTGCGAGACGTGTCCTTCACAGCGGCGACAGGGAGCGTTATCTTTGACCCCAGCATCACCAACGCAGCTTCCATCTCTGCGGCTGTGCTGAAGATGAACCCTTGCTTCGGGTCCGGACCTTCAAAGCCTCCACACGCCATCGCGATCTGACGAAGCGTCGCCGGGAAGTTGTAGGTGGTGTGGGTCCACTTGCCTTGCTTACCCCACAGCTCACACTCCACAGCCTCACCGAAGCGGTACACATCCCAGCCGCCGTTCGCCTTGGGCCTCATGAAGCAGTTAGGCTTGCCTCGATCCTGCTCGTGCGAGTTGGTGTCGAACAGGCCCTTCATCGGAGTGTCGTTCGCAGCCCACTTGTCGTACACTTCTTTCAACCCGCCCGTGTGCCCCTGCCACAGATGGTGATCCGGAACCCACAGAGCTGTGTGCCCTGTCTCTTCCAGCTCTTCCAGTATACGGAGGTGGATCTCGTCGAGTTCAATCTTAGAGTGCGCCTGGGTCATCTCGTCCAGTTCGTCGCCCTCGGTCTCTGTTCCATCGGAGGTCCATCCTTGGACTCTCACTTTGGTCCTGCCGCCCGAGACAACTTCAAGATGATCTCTCCAGTTCGGAGGGACGTGGGCGTCAGTCAGTATCTGTGTCGCTGGCTTCACCTGCGAGTAGCCGCGATTCTCTTTTGTTGCTTCCACGTGGTGGAACCACATGTTCCCGCCGCAGACATCTACGTTCGCTTCGCAGTCGAAGCCTGTGTGTTTGGCGATCAGCGGAATGAACGAACGTGCGAGCGCAGCGTGCTCGTCATGATTCATTGTTACTGGGTATGGCTCCTGGAACCAGATGTACAAGTGCCTGCCGCCACCCCGCGTCGAGCGGATGACTTCCAGCCACGGCACATCGATCTTGTCCAGCTTGGCCATCTCTTTGTCCGAGATCCCGATGCCGTCGGCGTGCCCGGCTATGGTATCAAAGTCAAAGCCAAGCCCCTCAGAGTGCCGTTCCTTCCAGTTCCACCATGTGCTCCCGATGCATTGCATACGGTCGCCTATAATATATTGGATTGGCGGGTTGCTGTAATTGGGCTCGGTCTTGGCGTTGTAAGGCCACCGAGCGGGTCCGAAGACCTCTCCCTTGTCCTCGAACATCTTGGAGTCCTCAATGGGACGTCCGTGGTTGAAGCACAGGATCTGGGTCTCTAATCGCGCCGGGTCGTTGCCCCATCGAGCGATAAGCTCGGGATTGTTGTGGTTCTTTGACAGCACATTGTCATAGTACGTCTTGTACGCGACTGTCATTCTGGGATTTTGCATAGTATCTCCGTCCGATTCTTGAAAGTTGTCTACCATTATTGTGTATCAATCCCGGCATAAAGTCCGCGAATTATGTGGGGAATTCCGTCTTGCGCCGCCAACTCATCCGCAAACGCCGGTTTTCATCCGCAGCTTATCTTCGTACTTTTGGGGGGTGTCGTCCCTCGCCTGCCGATTCACAAACCCCTGGTGGCGGGGTGTACCCCCCAAAAGTACGAAGATAAGATTTCCCTTTATCCGCACCCATCCGCAAAGCAAGTGCCGCAGTATCAAGGACTTACGTCGATTTGCGGATGGCGGATGGGCGAAACAAACGGCATAGCTTTTCATAGATATTGGCAGAAACCGACGATCCTAGGGGTAGTTGTTTTCTCCGTCCGCCATCCGCAAATGTATTTCGAGACATCATATATGCCCTGCCGGAACGTGCCGAATCGTGCCGGAAAAAGACGAAAATAATCTCAGAAGGGCCGGAGCAGACTCGTCATTTGTTACACAATAATGATAGAGCCATGAGCGATAAACAACTTTCCCACATCCCGATCAGTCAGATTTACCCGCCAACAATGTTGTTGCGGGCGGTCAAGCGTACGACTTATCAGTGGGAAGAGTTCTGTGACTCGATCAAACGCGACGGAGTCCTGCAACCGATCCTCGTGCGGCCTCACCCGACACTGGTTGGGTATCAGGTCGTCGAAGGCAACCACAGGTACCACGCAGCGAAGCTGGCAGGCCACTCTACTATACCTTGTTACATCCGAGAGGTGACTGACAAGGAAATAGAGATCCTCCAGCTGAAGGCACAGGCCGTGAGGCCTATCAACGCAGACATGTGGGACTACGCCAAGCGTCTGCGTAAGTTAATGGATTCGGGGCACACGATCAACGACCTGTGTTCCATTATTTGCAAGAGCCCACAGTGGGTCCGGAAGATCTTGAAGTTAAACCGGTTGTGCGACGCAGCACGTCTACCTCTAAGCAATGGGGAGATTAAGCTGTGCGCCGCCGTAGCACTGAGTGATCTTCCGGAGCCACTGCAAGCTCGATTCGTTGAAGATGCCATGGTTATGCCCGCTGGCAAGTTTGTCGACAGAGTTCGCGAGGCACGGCTTGATTATGAGCTGGCCATCCTGAACGGCACTGTTGAGGACAGGGACGAGGGCATCAAGCCTCGCCTACGCTCCCTGAAGCAACTGATGATTGAGTCAGACACCAAAGAGGCTGCCAACAGAGTATTGGAAGCGCGGAACGCAGAGACAGCCCTCGACGGCTGGATGGCATGCTTGGCCTGGATGATGCGTCTTGATCCGGTCACAATACAAAGCATCCGCGATGGCGTGAAGGAGGAAAAAGATGCCCGACTAACAGACCTTGAGTTCAGACGACAGAAACGCAGAATGATTGAGAATCTTGTACCCAATATTTCACCAACTGGAGTTCCATACGAATGAGTAATGAATTAGTGCCTTTCAAAGTCAACAACCTCCCCGCAGTCCAGGAAGACGTCCTGAACCAAGTCGCTGAAGTCAGCAAAGGTTCCGACTTTATCCCTCGCTTGCAGCTTGTCACCAAAGGCAAGTACGTTGACACGGGCAAGATCGGCCCCGGTCGCTGGGGCGTGCCTCAGTCTGGTGGCGAAGAGATTATCGACCTGGGCGACCAGATCGACATCATCCCCTTCGCTGTCCGAGCCAAGGCCATCGACATGAGCGACCGTGACGCCATCGTCGCAGTCTACGATACAAAGGACCCTGAGTTCCAACGTATCAAGACCGCCCCGAAGAACACTGGCTGCATGTGGGGGCCTAGCTTCCTCGTGCTCGAACGTGCGACAGGCAAGTTGTACGAACTGTTCTTCGGCAACGCCTCGGGTCGTATGGAAGCTGGCAAGTTGCGACCCTTCCTTCCGACGGCTGACAACCAGGGTGTCCCCAGTGCTGCTAGCCTGGGCATCCGTTACAAGAGCACCAAAGAGTATGGCTGGCATGTGCCCGTCGTAACCAAGTGCTCCGAGCCGTTCGACCCGGACAATTGCCCGGCTGGCGACATCCTGAACGCGGAAGTTGAGAAGTTCAACAACCCGTCGAAGGGTGCTGAGAAGGTTGCCGAAGCGGACGCACCGAAAGGTCGCGCACGCTAACTAAGCATTCCCAGGCGGGGCGAGGCGAGCGGCATCTCGCACATTGGTGCCCACTCGCCCCGTTACTGGGTTCTTTGGAGATACAATGACAGACAGACTAAACGAAACACTTACATGGGCGGTAGACAACGATGTCAATTGTGAAGTGGTTATCAGAGACTCGTTTATTTCGATCCGCGCCACCCGAGACAACATCTTCGCACAGTTCCCCATTGCCGACGGAACAGCAGCGTCAATTGGTTCAGCTTTCTTCTCTGCTATCGACAGCCTTAAAGCTGGCACCGAATTTCATGCAACAAATGGCTTCCTGCCAGACCCTACGAAATTGTACTCAGGAGCTGGACCTGAGGCGGGCGGAAGTGGCCCTGGAGACAGCGGAGATTGCGAGGAATGTGGCCCTGGAGGCCAGCTGCCCTCACCGGACAATGAAGCCGGTTCTGGGGCATGACGGCCTGCAATGGACCGCAGGGTACGGCTGGGACGCCTCAGGCGAGCGACTGGTAGTCGGACGCGGTGAGACTCCGATGGAAGCCATGCACAGCTTCAACCGAAAGTGGTGGGGCTCAGAGATGGATGAGGTGGAAGGGAAAGGAAACAATGAATGAGCGGAGTATCACTAGTTCAGTTCAGCAACCTGGACCTGAAGAAGTTCTTACCCGCTGCGCGTGCGGCTCTTGGGAGAAGTCTGAGCGAGCCAGCGGACTCGGTGAACGCCGACCCACCCCTGCATCACATGTTGTGTATCGCGGCTCTCAAAGAACCGAACCTGAAACCCACAGCTTCGTCCCTGGCCCCGTACGCGAATCTTTTCCATGCGGGCTTCCTTGTGGCTGCGGACGAGAGAGACTTCGCAGAACTTCTAGAAGTATGCGGAATGCCCGCATTGTTAGTCGACTCCGTGCAGCGGGGTACAATGGTTGCCTTTATTTCGGGTTCAATGTCTCAATGGCGGATGGCCGTCCTACGAGGTTGTGTGTCAACTGTGACAAGCGAAGTCAGGAAGATTTGTAATCAACTCTACGCCGAGTTCAACAAGTTGGGGTTGGCCCCGATGTTTGAAGCTCGCAAACGAGAGCATACATCAGACAACACATTCTTACTGGAACATAAATGATTGAAGAACTAAAACTTCTCAAGCAGACTAAGAGTGGCTCCTGGGTGCGTTCACCCGCCACCGTGTCTCGTGAGAATGGCCGGATCGAATTCCTCAAGTCTGACTATGCCTTGAAGGACGAGATCAAAGCAATGGCAGGGAGCAAGTGGCACGGCTTCATCGAGGGCGACAAGAGAAAGATCTGGTCGGTGTCCGACTGCACCCGCAACAACTTCCAACTCGACTACATGCAAGGCGGCAACCCATACGCTAACTGGGACAAGCCGCTACAGAACTTCATCTACGAACGGCCTTTGTTCGACCATCAGTGTTTGATGTCCGACCACTGCCTGACGTACCACTACAAGATCCTGGCTGCCGAGATGGGCGTTGGTAAAACGCTGTCAGCCATCGAAGTGATGGAGCGGTCTGGTGTGAACGACTGGTGGTGGGTCGCCCCACGGTCTGGTCTCAACGCTGTGGACCTGGAGTTCGAGAAGTGGGGTCTGCGAACCAACCCCAACCTGATGACCTACCGTGGCTTCACTCTTGAGATCGAACGATGGGAGGCGGGCCGACCCGCACCGAAAGGTGTGATCTTCGACGAGTCTTCCCGACTCAAGTCCTGGAAGTCGAAGCGAACCAAGGCAGCTCAGCACCTGTCTGACGCCATCCGCCGAGAGCACGGGTGGGACGGCTACGTGATCCTGATGTCTGGTACACCCGCTCCGAAGTCCCCGCTGGACTGGTGGAGTCAGTGCGAGATCTGCTACCCTGGCTTCCTGAAGGAAGGATCGGCCAAAGCGTTCGAGCAACGGCTCGGCATCTACCAAGAGAAGTACACCGACCAAGGAAAGTTCTGGACCCGCACCGCGTGGAAGGACGACGTGGAACGCTGCTCGGTTTGTGGCCAGTTCATGTGGATAGACGAGGAGCAGGAAGACGGCAGCGTCATCCGAGTGGACAACCCAATCCACATGACCGACGACATCTTCGCCTCCGACAACGCGCACACATTTGTGCCCTGTGTCAACGAAGTGGCTTACATGTACGAGCGGCTGGATGGTCTGGCTCTTCCGCTGTTGAAGAAGGACGTCCTGGACTTGCCGGACAAGGTTTACCGAGAGGTTCACCTGGAGCCGAGCAGCACCATCAAGCGTGTCGCCAAGGCCTTGGCCAAGTCGGCCCTGAGTGTCATCCAAGGCATGACGTGGCTGCGGGAGTTGTCTGACGGCTTCCAATACCGCGACGTGCAAGACGGCGTGATCCCGTGTCCAGTGTGCAAAGGCGAAGGCGAGTGCCAGCAGTGGTTTGATGAGTCCGGTGAGACTCACGATTTCCCTGAAGGTTACGACCCAGCTGCTGCATTGGCTCGCGGCGAGATCAACTACGAGCTGCGTACTGAGCAGTGTGAGAAGTGCATGGGGTCCGGTGAGATCCCCAAAATGGTCCGCGAGACCAAAGAAGTGAAGTGCCCGAAAGAGCAGGCCATCCGAGACCTGTTGGAAGAGAACGAAGACCAAGGCCGTCTTGTCGTCTTCGCAGGCTTCCGAGGATCAATCGACCGGATAGTCAACGTGTGCCATGCCCAGCAATGGAACGTGGTGCGGGTCGACGGTCGCGGGTGGAAGGTCATGAGGTACGACGGTGAGCGAGTCAGCACCAAGCTGAAGCCGCTCAACTATTGGCGCAACCTTAACAACGAACGAGTCGTGTTTGTCGCGCACCCAGAGTCAGGCGGTATGGGTTTGACTCTGACTGAGGCCAGGATGGAAGTGTTTTATAGTAACGACTTCAAACCGGAGTCGCGACGGCAGGCCGAAGACCGCATCCATCGTCCAGGCATGGACGAGAACAAGGGTGCCACCATCGTCGACCTGTTCCACCTTGGGACCGACCAGAAGGTGTTGGACGTGTTGCGAGACAATCGTCGTCTCGAAGAAATGACCTTGACAGAAATGAAGGAATCCCTAGTATGAACATTGCAGTCCTGCTGATGCCCAACGATATGTACTACTACCACAGCTGCATTCCCAACTCGAAGACACCTGCGAAGATCACCGAGATATTGTACGGCCTTCGCGGCGAAGACGCCGACGTCTGCGTTGTCTGCGACTCGGAAGGTGCTGTGCTCGACATCAAGCTGAACGACACCTGCCCTGGCTACAACTACATCAAAGCAGTGTGTGCCGCCTTCGACGTGCCGATGGTGGAGTGCCTCTACGAAGGTCCTTACGTTGGCGCGACAGTGGCCAACATCAAGAAGGAACGCGGCGAGGTGTGTGTCAGCCCCATGTACCAGGAAGAACTGAAAGAAACGGAAGCACCATGCTAGTTCACGAACTGCTTGACAGCTTGGACACCTGCTTTCAAGACTCGCTAGTGCAAGTCGAGATCAACGGCGTCCGTCACGACATCCACCGAGCATTGGAGAACTCAGAGAGCCTCGTCCTAGTGGTCGACCTCGATGAGGAAGAAAGGGAAATGCGTTGAAAGTTCAAGATGCCTGCCCGGCTTGTGGCACAGTGGACGTGTACCCCTTGATCGATATGGGTCGGCAGCCGCTTTCATTAGTGGCTCTGACCAAGACCAAGGGCGACTCTGAGTGTCAGCTGCGGCTGCCAATCACGATCTCGATCTGCGAGCAGTGTGGGCACTGCTTCAACACCAGCTTCACACACGAGGTGGAGTATTCCGGCGAAGGCTGTCGCATGTGGAACAATGGCCACAGGTGGCTGCGACATATGGAAGAGCTGGCCGGAAGCGTCAACTACCGATATGGAACCGTACCGACCGTGCTGGAGATTGGGGCTGGCAACTGCGAGTTCCTCGACATGCTGGACCCTGGGTTCATCAAGATCGCAGTGGACCCGGCAGCCAACAAGGGAGGCTGCGAGGATCAGAACATTCATGTCGAGAAGAACTACTTCGACCCGAGCCGCCATCTTCCTAATGGCGCTGGCGACTTGGTCGTGGTTATGCGACATCTCCTGGAACACATGGAGGACCCGAAGAGTTTCATGGAGGGCATCGCCCAAGCCCGTCGACACTTCGGCAAGAACGCCAATGTTGTTGTGGAAGTGCCCAGCATCGAGAACGCCCTGACCGACACACGACTGGCAGACTGGACGTACGAGCACCCGCAGCACTTCACACGGGCCAGCTTGGTCAGTCTGATGCAACGTGCCGGGTTCGAGACGGACGCTTGCTACAGGTCCTACGGCGGCGAGGTGCTGGTTTACATCGGCCATGTCCTACCGTTCGAGGAGGACACCTTCTGCAAGTTGCGCGACAGCTTTAACAAGATGTCGTTCACCTGCTGCAAGATCGGAGCCGAACTCAAAGACATGGACAGCGTGGCCTACTGGGGCGGTGCTGGCAAGTCGGCGATGTTCCTGAACTACCTCGGCGTTCCTGAAGACGCTCTGGTGGTGGACAGCGACGAGAACAAGGTCGGCATGTACGTTCCTGGGACTGGCATCCAGATCACGTCCCCAGAGAAGCTGCTGATCGACCACGTAGACACAATTGTTATAACGACTGCTTGGCGTAAGGCAGACATCGCCGAAGAGATCAAGCGTCGCAACATCCCGTGCAACCGCATCCTGTCTTTCGAGCAGGGCAAATTAGTGGAGGTCGACCGTGGCCAGGAATAAGAAACGACAGAAGCAGCTGGACGCGAAGCGCAAGACCAAGTCGCTGCGACAGAAGGCGGTGTCCGAGCAGCTCATCATCGAGCCCACCAAAGAGACGGGCATCCCCGCACTGAATTACAATGCGTGCTTGAAGGCGGTCACCGCTCGCGACCCCAAGGTCTGGGACTTGATCATCAAGTACCTGCTGTTCTTCGAGTCGCATCACTTCACCAAGTTCTCCACTGCGGCCATCAAGGTGCTGAATGAATTCGTTCAGATCACCAACACGGCTTTGATGGACGAAGAGTTTGTGCCGAACGACAATCACGCACAAGGCCTCGTCCAGGTGGGTCACTTGTACCAGCACATCGTGGCCCTTACCGGCTACGAAACAACGGACGGCCCGCTGCGGAATGTGCTCATCACAAAGGACAACGCAGCCAAGGTTCTGATGTTGCAGAACCCTCGATGCGTGACCCAGATCTCTCAGGACAACTTGTTCGCAGTCAGCCCGATACTGGCTTCGATGTGGTACCAAACCTACTTGCTCGGTATTTCGTCGCCTACCAATGTCATTCAGGCGAACATGTACAATCACATCAAGAACATCGACTCCCGGTGGGAGCCGTACTCGAACCACGTGTCTGGCATGTACTTCTCCAGCACCTATCATTGCCCTGAGCATGTACGCAACCTGAAGGCCATCATGAACACGGCCATGAAGAAGGCCATCAAAGAGAAGCTGAACTGGACGTTCACCAACAACCCAGACCCGAAGTCAATCGCGATCATCACCAACCGGTGGCACCGCAACCACGCAGTGTACAAGTCCGCTGGCCCGCTGGTAGAGCAGTGGAAGGACAAGTACAAGCTGACCCTGATCTGGACCGGAGAGCACAACCCAGACACGATAGTGACCGACTACTTCGACTCGGTGCACAAGTGCTACTTCCGACAGGACGGCGGAATTGAGATGCCTGAGGCGTTGGTCGACAACGACTTCCAGATGGTATACTTCCCTGACATCGGCATGTCGGACGAGAGCATCTGGCTGAGCAACTGTCGCATGGCCCCGATCCAAGCGGTCGGCTACGGTCACCCTGACACGACCGGCGACAACAACGAAATCGACTACCACTTCGGTGGCGACGTCGAGAAGGACTGCGACCCAGAGGCCTACTCTGAGACTCGCGTCATGATCCCTGGTCTCGCACAAGAGCCCGCGTGGCCGACGTACGAGAGGAAGCACAACTACAAGGCTGACGGCATCGTTCGCATCAACTGCGTGTGGGGCCCCGACAAATACAACAACACGTTGTTGCAGATAGTCGGTGCTATCAACCAGCGAGTCATCGCCCTGAAGAAGGAAGCCGAATCGGAGCCAGTGCTCGACCACGAGTTCCACTTCTTCGCCAGCCCTGGGGTCAACCGCTACGCTGCGTTGCCTAGCTTCGTCAACGAGGCCCGCAAGATCGTGCCGAACATGATCATGCACAACGCACAGGAGTATTACGACTACATGGAGAACGCGGAGCAGCACGACCTCTCCCTGAACTCCTTCCCGTTCGGATGCTACAACGTTCTGATAGAGAGCCTCTACATGGGGCTGCCTTTCATCACGATGGTCGGCTCTCGGTTCTACAACCGGGCCGGTATGTGGCTGAACGATCAGGTTGGCATGAGCGAGAACAACGTGACCTCGCCTCGTGACTTTGTCGAGCGAGCAGCCGAGCTGATCGTCGACCCGGAGAAACTTGCCGCGCAGCGGGAGCACTTGGCAAGCCTGAACCTGAAGGAACGACTGTTCACACTCAAGGGAAACTACTTCCTTGAAGCCTTAGAGTACACACTAAAGAATCACCCTTTTACTGAAACGAAACTCATCGGAGAACCAAATGACCAAGCTGAATGAAAAGAGCGTGAAAGAGATCAAGGTGGATCTCTCAGAGAAGCTACTCACTCAGAAGGAAATCGGCACGAAGTACGGCGTCAGCCGGTCTGTCATCAGTGACATCGCCTGTGGCCGAGTACACAAAGACGTCAAAGCGGAGATAGTCATGACCGAGCAAGACGCCCAGATCTTCAAGCTGCAATCCGACAACGAGCATCTCCGAGACGAACGCAACAAGTACAAGCGGCAGCTCAAGTCCGCCGCCAAGACTCAGGGCTTGTTCCAAGCCGTGGTCGAGGAGATGGACGAACGAGTCAAGCCGATGCGTCCGCTGCCCTCGGCACGCCCCAAGTTCAAGAAGGACGGCAAGGGCACCATCCGCGAGCACCTCGTGATGCACATCAGTGATGGTCACCACGACCAGATCGTCACGCCCGACGACACGGGCGGACTGGAGACCTATGACTTCCCCATTTCGATGTGTCGGGCCGAGAGGTATGTTGACACGATCCTCAAGTGGACCCAGCAGACCTTGCAAGGCTTCGCCTTCCCCAGCCTCACCGTGCTGGCCTACGGCGACCACACGTCCGGCGAGATTCATGGACATACATCGCGATCCTATTTCCGCAACGCTTTTAAGAATGCGTTTGCTATCGGTCAACTCCACTCGCTGATGTACCGCGACCTCGCCCCGTACTTTGATCAGGTCAACATCGTCTACGTGCCGGGCAACCACGGTCGCCGGTCCAATAAGAAGGACTACCATGGCGCGCATGACAACTGGGACTACCTGATCGCCAAGACCGCCGAGATGTATCTCCGCGACTTGCCGAACGTTTCCTTCAACATTCCCAACTCGTTCTCGTGCAACCTGGACATTGGCGGCGTCGGCTTCCAAGTCTTCCATGGCGACGACATCCGCTCAAGCTTGGGCATTCCGTGGTACGGCCTGGAGAAGCGCCGTCACCGAATGATGGCCTTGAACGGTGTTCAGAACTGTACCCCGATTCGCTACTACTGTTGCGGTCACTTCCACCGCCCCGGTTCGACGACCGAGGTGAATGGCGAGATGCTCATCAACGGCGCGTGGCCTGCAAGTGACGCCTACGCGTTCAACGCCCTCGGCGGGTTCACTGAACCTTCCCAGTTGATCCACGGCGTCAACAAGGACTATGGTATCACGTGGCGGCTTCCTGTGAAGCTGCGTTGTCCCTACGAAGCGACTGGACCGCGTCGTTACAAGATCGACCAGATGGAAGAGATCGCAGCGGCACTGTAGGAGGCCACATGAAGCGTGACACACTAAGATCGTTGCGGGGAAGGCACCGCAGCGATCCAAGTCCAAACGACGTATTGAACGCGACGCCAATGATCATCCTGATCGCCCTCATCCGGCTACTCTGGATGGTTGTGAGCAGCGTCGCAATCGTGGTGGGCATTGGGCTCATCGGAGCATTGTTCCTACCTTTCACATGGTATCAAATTGCCCTTACAGTTTTCGTCGTGAGAATCCTGTTCGGGTTCGTTGACTAACTCGTCCTTGGCGGACGTTTCCAAACCGACATGGACGTAAACACTTTTAGGAGTTCCTATTCTTATGGCTGGTACTATTGCCACTTTCCTGACCGCTGCATCGACCATCAACACCAACGAAGACTCTGACCAGAAAGGTCAGCAGCGCCACGCGTACAAAGAGCTGCTTGACCTTCAAGCGATCAACGACCCCACCTTGTCGCCGCCGTACTTCGCTGATGACGCTTCGGCGTCCATCGCTGCCAACGGAGGCACGACTGGCAACTTCACTATCACACTCAGCTTCCCGAAGGTGGGCGTCGAAGTCACCACAGGCAACATCGCCTACAACTCGGCGAACGCCGCCGTCCAGACCGCTCTCGACACCGCCCTGTCTGGAGAGGTTCTGAACGAGACGTACACCGCTGACGACCTCAAGGTTGGTGTGACTGCTAACGCGTCGTCGGCAGCCATCAGCATGACGGCGAACGGAGACTCAGTCACCAACTTGAACATGCTCGTCACGACGGCCAACGTCGACATGGACGTAGCAGCACCGGCAGTCACCGCCACTGGCGTTGGCACTGGCAACCGCCAGGGTGAAGCCCTCCTGGCTTACCTCAGCGTTGTGACGCCCTTGGGCACCATTACGCCTCAGGGTGACACGCCTGCCGAAGGCGACTACGTGTTGGGTGACAACCCATTCTCACTGAGCCCCGGCTTGCAGGAGATTATCATCTCCTCGATCCAGCGGGACGAAGACAAGACTATTGGCGACGCCATCCGCGAAGTAGTGGGGTGTGTCCGATAGCATGAAACGAAGATCGTTTCTTAGGGTGATTGGAGCGGCAATACCAGCAATGGTGTTGCCGCTTCCTTTGTTGGGAGGCAGCACCCCCTCTGTAGCGGCGGTCCCCGCCCCCTGTGCGGTGGGAACCACTGGCATAGATTGTTTTGTACCTGAGTCCTGGGCATGCGATGGCCTAAAGGTACTCCAAGAGAACATGGCGATAGCTGACATTGTACACCGAGACTTTGAACCGCACGCCGCGAAGGCGATGGACAGAGTCAGAACAGAAAGAGGAGTGAAATGACCGGACCCCGATTCAAAGTGGTAGAGAACAAGAGCGGCTGCCACTGCTGCGCCCTTTACGACATTATGGACCTTCAGGAAAACGAGGTGGTTTGCAGCAGCGACGACGAAGGTTGGATGGAAGTCATCCTCGATTGCTTGAACAGCACATACACCTGGATTGGTCCGTGCCTGTAATTCCGAAATAAATATTTGACATGCCCACGTCTGTGCGGTATGCTTTAAGTAGGAGAATCACATGAAGAGCAGATCACCCCAGCAGCTTGCCGAGGAAACGTATAACCTCAGCGTGGCGGCACTATACGCCGCAGCAGAGGCAGCGGGCTACGAGCAAGACGAGATCGTCTCGTTCGCGTTCCGAGAGTCCTTCCTCACGGAAGAGCAGATCACCACCAACAACAAGATGATTGTGGAGGGATTCAAGCCTCCGTACAGTGCAGCCGTCTACCACAACGCTGTGCGCCTGAAGTCAGACTCAGGTGACATCCTGGGCCTCGTGGCGCAGATCCCTCTCACCCTCCGTCCTCAACCGCCTGAAGATGCATCAGTATCCATGGAGCGCAAATCATGATCGTAGGCCAACCCACCCGAACCCGTTGGCCCCGCTCCATTGAGGCCATCCTGAAGAAGCAGAAGCACACCACCACCAAGAGTGGCAGTCGGTACTACCCGAACTGGCAGCCCGACCATCGAGGCTCCAACGCCCCGCAGCCGGTCGTCATCCACAACGTGGCCAACATAGGGGACATCAATCTTGACCGATAAACTCACAGCTCCCATCGAACTACTCAAGTACATCGTCGAGGAGACCTTCCGCCGCTATGAGGGCGAGGAAGGCTTCCGTGTCACGCAGGTGGATATGTACACCATGGTTGACGCCGAGTCAATCGAACGAGTCTGGTTCGACTGCGAAGACTTCGGAGATGAAATCGCGAGCGAGATCCGGTACGGCGAAGTAGAGACTGGCCTCGAAGCCCCGTACAATCGTCACTATGAAGCCAGGGAGGTCGGCATCCAGATTACAGATGGTCGGTGGATCGGCTGGACGCACTGGTACGGCGGTGGCAAGCACGGCGATCCCGAGTCAATCGACTGGCAGCCGTACGCCTACTTCCTGGAGTGCACCGAGAAGCTGGTCAAGGTAAAGACCTGGAAGGCGGTGGACTAATGTGGAGCCTCTGGCACCCCGAGAAGACTGAGCATGGCCTTCAGTTCCGGCTCAGCTACAACATCAACTGGCAAGCCGCCGAGCTGCACGTCATAAAGAACGAGTTCGTCTACGGTTCGCCTGCTAAGCGGTTCCTCGCTCAGACCGAGTGGGTCGACCTCGAAGACCTCAAAGGGAGCGACGCAGATCCCAGCTTCCGAGTAAAGGACCGGGAGGGCGGGAACAACCACTTCCAAGCTCTGTTCGACTGCTTGTGGGAGCAGGGCTACCGACCACCATCCGGCGAGGACCGGAACAAGGACGCCATCGTGCAGGCTAAGGACAGCCACCTGGACGACCTCCGAATGATCATCAAAGGACACATGGACATACAATGAACAAGAACTCTCCGTTCTGGCCGGTCAACGACGCGGCCTCCCGCCAAGTCTACGCGTCGCCGCCAACGCTGGCGGTCGTCCGCATCTACTCATCCGTCAACTACTTTGAAGATCGCAGGTTGGAGTTGGAGTGGCGAGGCAGCAAAGCTCTCACCGTGGCCCAGCTGTACGACAACGCCTTGGGCGGTTACTGGATCGAGGACGCTTTCATGCCTCGCGAGCACTTGCGTTTCATCACTGTCGGCAAACCATTTACAAAGGACTAACCATGTGGAAACGAATTCGTATAGCTATCGTGGTCGCTCTTATTACGACCGCGCTATTGATCGGCAGCCAACTGAAGGCCCAGCCGTTCCAGACGTACCCGGAGCAGAGGTGTGTGAAGAACGAAGGCTACGGGATGATCATCAACGACTTGGAGTGTCACGCCAGGGCGGGACACCCGATGCGGAACGAGAAGGACCCAGGGAACTGGGTTCATGAACTCTGCCACCAAGTCAGCAGCGACATCCGTTGCAAGACCAAGGCGAACGACAACGCCATCTACCTGCTGAACAATCACTACGTGATCTTCGTCGAGCCAGACGTCACCTTGAAGCAGGTGGCTGCGATGGTGCACAAGACGCGGCGGACTGAGACCTGGAAGTTGTACCTCGTCGAGCAACAGCGTTACTGGAACCGCGAGCCACTCTACATCCTGGACGAGGGCAACGCGTTTGCCATGAGCGTTCTGTATCACACGATGGCGGGCACCGAGGACCCTTACAGGTACACGAAGGCGAAGGAATTCATCTACTTCTCCGAGGTGCTCCTGAAAGCCGTCAAGTATTACGACCCAGACTACGCCCAGCTGGAAGACCTGGAAGCGTTCATCAAGTACCAGAACAACCGAGTGAACAACATCCTCAAGCTGTACGACTACGAGGGTGGCGGCCCTGTGCCTGATGAGATCATCCCGGATGAGCTACCGGTGCCTGATGAGATCAACCCTGACCTTCCAATCGACTACGTCTTCAGCGGAGCCAGCTATCACAACCGTGGCCGGACGAAGAAGTTCTTTAAGAAAGCGGGGAAATAATGGCAAGTGCACTAGCAAGTTTCATTTTGGTGGCCTGTTTATGTGGCATGCTCTTCTTCGCAATCATCGTGGTCTCCAACGAACGTGACGAGTATGCGAAGAAGTGGCGGGATCAACTGGCCGAAGTCACCCGCTTGCAGTTCCTCTGCAAGGACAACAGCAAGTCTTCGCAGAAGGCAATCGATGAGCTGAGGCTGCGCAACTCGGCCATTATGGCTCGGCTCGTCGAGATCAAAGACATTGTGGAGGACGTATGAAACCGAGCGCAATCAAACTCCTGGCTGCCGTCCGTGACGCCCACTCAGCCCTCGACAGGTTCATCGCCGCCGAGGGGTGGCGTCACGAGGACGAGATAAAGCCAGCGTACTGGGCAGCCGTGCAAGCCCTTGAAGACTTCAAAGCAGAAATGGAAGAGGACCCTGGCCTGTGAGCGAGAAGTGGAAAGACATAGAAGGCTACGAAGGTGCATACCAAGTGTCTGACCTTGGGCGTGTCCGCTCGTTGCCTAGGGAAGCCAAGCATCCGACGCACGGAACCTGCCAGTTGAAGGGCCGGGTGCTGAAACACTTCTTCAACAATTTCGGGTATCACCAAGTTGGGCTATCTGGAAGAACCTTCAACGTTCACAAGCTGGTGGCAGAGGCGTTCCTAGGCCGTCGCCCAGAAGGTCACGAGGTTCGGCACGGGCCAGCAGGTTTAGGCGACAACTCTGTTGACAATCTCAGCTATGGCACCCGACAGCAGAACGCGTTAGATCAACGAAGAGATGGAACCCATGGAGGGTCACCAGTAATCAGGAGTGACGGTGTTCGCTTCATAAACATCAGTGTTGCGGCTGAGGAGAGCGGTACATACCACAGTAACATTTGCAAAGCTTGCACCGGACAACGAAACACAGCAGGAGGGTATAGCTGGACTTATGAGATTCAGACCTAACACATACTATATAGATTCTGAGACGGTTGGCTTTCAAGGTCTCATCACCCTCATCCAGTGGGCTTACGAGGATGGGGATGTTCACCTGCACAACCTCTGGGATGTGCCGGTGCGTGACACCATTGAGCTGCTGGAGAAGTTCGTAGAGAAGGGTAAGACCCTGTGCTTCTTCAACGCCAACTACGACACGTTCCACATGTGCAAGGTGTACACGATGTGGAAGCTGCTGGCTGAGCGTGTAGGTCCTGACGCTGTGCCGAAGAACATCCACGTGGATGTCCTGGCGCAGGCAGAGAAGGACGCCCGAGACGGCGACTGCTACAAGCCTGACAACGTCATCTGCCTGATGCTGCACAGCCGCAAGGGCAAGTTCCAGACGCTCATGTCGCGGCACGACGTGCGTGTGACGAAGGTCCCGAGACAGCTCGGGTCGAAGCTGGCTCAGGAGCTGGAGAAGCGTATTGAGCTGGACGGCATCTTGTTCGCTAAGAGAGCCAACCCCAACGCTCCGAAGTGGGGCGTGTACGACAGGATTAAGAAGGGCAAGGAAGATGAGATCGATCCGGACTTCGTCGATGTTACACTGAAGTTCAAACCTGCGAGAGGGCTGAAGTATCTGGCCGAGCACTGCCTCGGTCTGGACCCTGAGTTCCACTCGTTCAAGGATGTCTACCCAATCCGCCCGCACAAGCTGGCAGAGATCGGGTACGCTCCGTTCGCCTTGGGAATCAGCAAGCCTGAGGTGGATTGGAAAGTATGGGATAAGCAGCGTAAACTGAAGGGCTACGCATGGCCCGCGCTCATTCATATTGACATTAAACACTGGAGAGATAATGAAGAGGCTAGACGCTACGCACGAGACGACGTTGTCTACACACGGTTGCTCGACGAATACTTCGGCTTCCCAGAAGCAGGAGACAATGACTCAGTGCTTGCATGCATGGTCGCCTCTGTTCGTTGGCATGGTTTCACCATCGACGCCACAGAGATCGCCAGACTACTTGCAAAATCCCGCCAAGTGCTTGAGGCATCCCCGGTAAACATCAACAAGCCTTCCAAGGTCAAAGAGTACATCCGCGAAGTGATGGACGAGACCGAGGCAACCTTGATCGACAAGAGCACGAAGAAGGCGAACCTGGAGAAGATACGTGACGAATACATTGTTGATCCTGATGATTGTGACCCTGAGCTGGGCGGTGAGCTGTGCATTAAATGTTTTGGCGACGGCTGCATTCGGTGTTCTGAAGCGGGCTTCCTCCCGGCTGGACCAACCCCAGCGTCCAAGCGGGCCGACGAGATCCTGCACATTAAGGCCGCAGCGAAAGAAGTCGAACTGTACACAAAGCTGCTGCAAGCCGGACGGTTCCACGCCGCGTTCAAAGTTATTGGAACCTTGTCATCCCGTATGGCGGGCGGGGAAGGTCTCAACGCGCAAGGCATTAAAGGGTCTGACGAAGTTCGGTCGAGCTTCCCGCTGAAGTGGGGAGGCATGGTTCTGTGCGGTGGTGACTTCGACGGCTTCGAGGTGACCTTGGCAGACGCTGTGTTCCAGGACGCCAAGCTACGGGCTGACCTGCTGGCTGGCAAGTCTATCCACACCATGATGGCGGTGGAGATCTATCCGAACAAGACTGAGGAAGAGATCAAGGCATCGAAAGGATATAAGGACGGTGGCGATGTCGATATGTACACTCGTGGCAAGCAGGCTGTGTTTGCAACATTGTACGGCGGCGACGCAAACACCATCAATAAAAAGCTGTCGATTCCTAAGAAGGTCGCCGAGACCGCATTCGACAACTTCCAGAACAAGTACCCAGGCATCAAAGCAGCACGTGACAAAGTTGCCGAAGACTTCGCAGCTCTGGAGCAGCACGGCGAGGTTGGTACAGGCAAGATCACGTATAAGGTGCCTGCTGAGTATGTCGAAACGTTCCTCGGATTCCGACGCTACTTCCCTATCGAGAATAAGATTGCTAAGGCCATCTTCGACCTCGCCCACGACGTTCCCAAAGCCTGGAGACGACTTGACTTTAAGGTCGTCCGAAGAGACCGAGAACAAACGCCAGCGGGAGCAGTGTCATCGGCGTTATATGGAGCAGCTTTCCAGATACAGGCAGCGAATATCCGGGCGGCTAACAACCACCTCATCCAGTCACCTGGAGCTATGATCACGAAGGACTTGCAGCGACAGATCTGGGACATCCAGCCCAGCGGTGTGAACCCCTGGCGGGTGGCTCCGATCAACATCCACGATGAGGTGCTCAGCGTGACCGACCCGGACTACGTCGACGAGGTGACCGATGTCACCTTGCGGGTGGTCGAGTCATACCGCGACCGGGTGCCGCTGATCGGCATGGACTGGGTCAAGAGCATGGAGAACTGGGCAGGGAAGAAGGGCGCGAAGGAAGCGGTCATCTCCATCGGCCCGCACGGCATCAAGGAAGTGTTCGACGACGAAGAGTACGTGGCCCCGATGGGGATCGAAGAACTGGAGGCGTTGGACGAAGTGCCTGACCCCTGCCTAGACCTTAGCAGCTTGGAGAACATGATATGAGCCAAAAGGACATGCTGCCAAAGATGCTGCTTGTCAGAGTTCGCATCAACCCAGATGGCGATGGGTGCACTGGGTTGTACGGCCCTTTCGGAATCCTGATAGCTGGAGGCGATGAATACCACGACAGCATCAGTGCGTACATCGACGGGTACGTGGACGCCCTGTCCAACTACCACGAGGTGAAGGTGGAGAACTGGACGCTGCCGAGCGACCACCCGGAGACTTACAACATCAACTGGATGCCTCACGACATCCTTGATCTGCCTATTGAAGGGATGGAGAAGCCATGAAGTTCGACATCGTAGTAGTTGAAGGGGATCGCGGGCGGATGGGCCTGTACGTGAATGGCGGGCTGGAGATGGACGACTTCACCTGTTCTCAGTTTCGGGTGTCTACCTCAATCCAGGCCCGCATCGAGGGGTTCATGGATGGCGTCGACATGGTCTGCGATTACCATCCGGACGGATACTCATACACACTCTCCCAATGGCGTTACGTGGGCCCTGAGAGCCTCTCAGAGGGTTACGTGCACAACGGGCTTCCCATGTACCTGACCGAAATCCAGGAAGTTTTCCTGGAATTGATTTGACACCGGTCTGGGGTGGTGTATGATTTAGGTAGACAAAACATCACAAACAAGGAAACAGACATGCCGAACGAATCAAACATGCGAAACCTAAAGGCCCTGATGGACCTGCTGTCGGACAACCACGCTGACATCACCGCACAAGCGGCTCACGTCAACGCACGAGTCATCTTGGCCGACGAGCGCAACTCGGAGCGGGCTGGTTCTGGCAGTGTAAGCCTCAAGTGGGCCGCTCGCCAGTTGGAGACCCTGGAAGAGCTGCTGGATAATCAACGGCGGCGAACGGCTCGCGTCCTGGCAGAAGTCAAAGCAATCAGAAAGAATCTGAAAACGGTTTGAAAGGTGAGCCATGAAACTTGAACAATGGGCAGTGTCCAACCTCAGCGGCCCTTACACTCCTCCGGAGTGTCAGATCCGGTGCATCTCGGGAGTCGTCAGCGGGAGCCCGCTGTTCGAGGACGGGAAGTTCATCACGACGTCGCGCATCGTCTCTGTAGAGGGCCGAGTAGTGACGACCAACAGCGGCAGCGAATACACCCTGGGCGACCCAGACCCTGACTACGTCGCGTGGTGTGTAGAGAACGGCTTCGACCCGCCGTCCGAAGAAAACCCTATCCGAGTCCTTTGAGGAGGGAAGCTTATGAAGATTTAATTTGACAAGGCAACATTTGTGTGATAAGATTGAGTATACCTTTAACGTAAACAGAAGAACAAGGCCACCGACCGAACGGCTGTGGCAGACAACCAACCAGGAGGACAGACCAATGTTTCAGGGGCTGTAATGGCCCCATCAGAGGACGACGAGCTAGGTGCTCAGTAGTGGTGAAATTGAGATAAATGATTTACCTCATACGATAAACAACACAGCCTAGCAAGTCAACACTGTGGACGCTTAGCTCAGTATGTTGAGAGCGCCCCGCTTGGGGAGGTCGCTGGTTCAAATCCGACAGGTCCACAGTATTCCGGGATGGCGCAGTTGGTAGCGCGGCAGATTGTTAATCTGTAGGTCACTGGTTCGAGCCCAGTTCCCGGAGCTTGGTGAATTCTAGACGCGAGCACCTCTCTACCGGGACGTGGTGCGAAGCACACCAATGACATGTTTGTAGCTCAGTTGGTAGAGTGCCGGTGCCACCGGTGGTCGGGGGTTCGAGTCCCTCCAGGCATGCTTGAAAGAGAGTGCGGAGAAAGAGGCGGGCAACAGTCCGGTTTTGACCTCACTAAGGCGAAGCAGTTTTGTGAGGAAGCTGTGGACCTCGACCCTCCGCTATTGAAACAGAAGGAAGCAAAGTGAGGAGGCGGGCAGCGGCCCGGTTTTGGCCCTCACCAGGGCGAATCAGTATTGTGAGGGTGCTGAGGACCTCCAAGATCTTTGCAATTGAAACACCACCCTGGCTGCGGGGACTCTGGGACGTCCAGGTGTGACGTCCTTGCTTGTAACTGAAGGGTTCGATCCCCATTGGGTAGGTTGCAAGCCCCGCAGCTGGGATTTCACAACGGAGAAGACGATGAACTTACTTTTACCACTGTTGATAATCGCCGTGCTGCTGGTGGCGTGGCTAACTGGAGGTGACAACATCTGATGCTTGACGTACTGAGCGAAGAGAAGACGAAGAACGAAGGGAACGACATCGGCCCGTTGGTGTGGGACTGCCTCGCCAGCCATACTAGCCTGCCTCGGGCCGCGTGCAAGTCCCTGATCTACTGCCTGATCTACGGCGGACCTGTGCTCAAGATCTGCCGAGACAACAAGCTGGGTATCACCGAGATCATGTTGATCCGGACCACGTTCGACGACATTATGGAAGGCCATATCGCCCTTTAACCCTTAACCACTTGGAGACTGTCATGCGAAGTAAATGGCACGAGAGACAGGAAGAGAAGAAAGCCCTCATGGAAGAGAACGCAACGGAGCGTGCGAAACGCTCAAACAAAGAGCAGCTTGAGGCTCTTGACTTCCGCCTTGGGAAAGGCGTCGGAGCGAAGAAAGAAAGGAAACGGCTGGCCGAATGATCGATCTGATACTGGGCTGGGCGTTGGCAGCCACCGTCATACTGCTGCTATTGTCATGGGCCCATAGTGACATGAACCGAGAGCTGGAGAGAGCCCTACAAGGGTGGCGCAAGGCAGCGGCCCTCAAGGACGAAGCTAAGAAGGAGCGCATGAGGTCCGACAAAGAGTGCGAACGACTCAAGTTAGAGCTGTCTGTGGCGAACGCTCGCCGCATCCAAGTCCTCGACGATATGCATGAGGCCCTCGAACAGCACGAATATTAAACGCTTGCGGATGGGCTGGTGCTCAGCCGGGCCTCATAAGCCTGGACTCGAAGGTTCAATCCCTTCATCCGCAACTTGATCGGTTCTCCTCGCGGCTTGCAGTACACAAGCTGCCAACCCCTGCCAGGGGTAACTAGCGGGGAAGCGGGCTCGCGCGAGCCCACGGCATGGGGTGCAATTCCTTGGCCGATCACTTACTGAAATGCACCGAGGACTCTAGACCCGTGGTCCTCTGGTTGGTGCAGTCTCGTCTGGGCTTGGGCGGCGAAGTGGTAGACCAATACCCTCACCCCGGCCCAGCGAGGCGAACGGGTATGCCCCGTTAGACTAATGGCCATGTCGCCACCCTTTCAAGGTGGAGGTTGCGAGTTCGAGTCTCGCACGGGGTACTGTGGTCGTAGCTCAATTAGTTAGAGCGTCGGATTGTGATTCCGAAGGTTGTGGATGCGAGTTCCACCGGCCACCCCAAACACCCTTAACCCTGGAGAGAATCGTGGAAGAACAAGTATTTGAACTCATCGAGACCGTGAAGGCTGGCTTGCCAGTCGTGTCCGAACAAGCTGTGCGTGCCTTACTCATCGACAAGTGGGTGGGGTTACTCTTCGGTCTCTTAGGCTTGCTCGTGACCATCCCGGCCAGTGTCTGGGCCATTCGGTGCTGGTACAAAGACTGCAAGCATGACGACGACTACATGATGGACCGCGACATGGAAGGCTTCATGCTGGTCGCCGCCGTCGTCCCTTCCGCTCTCGCGATCATATCCTTGATCATCGTCGGCATCAATCTGTCCAGCATCATCAGCATCTCCAGCTGCCCGGACTACTACGCCGTGCTGCAAGTCATCGAGATGGCGAAGGGCGCGGTCAAATGATCTACATGGAATACGACCCGGACTCGGCAGGTACTCGCATCTCGTTCGTCGTTAAGGACACGTGCGACAACTCGATCCCGCAAGGGGTTGCCCACGCCCTCTTCGAGGGACTGGACGGCCAGTTCTTCACAGAGGGCCCACACCGTGCCCGAGCACCGCAGACCACGTTGAACCTGTTCAAGGTCGACCTGCTTCTGCATGCTGCTAGGTGCGAGCAGAGGGACGCTGACATCCGCCAGCAGAAGCGGGACTTCGAGGCCAAGTATGGCAAAGAGCCGCCGAGGGATTACAAATGAAGAAGTCATTTAAGAAGCTGACACTCGACGAGCGGGTATCCAAACTGCCGGTGTGGGCACAGGACCACATCAACGACTTGGAGCGTGACGTACGGAACACCCGGCGACGGCTCGACCGCTTCCTCGACACCCAGACACCTACCAAGGTGTGGGTGGAGGACTATGTTGCTGGCGTGAAGAGCTACGTGCCTGACGACCGGGTTGTGATCTCCCACCAAGGGGTGACCTTGGAGGTGAACGCCCGTGGTGATGAAGGCATCAGGCTCCAGTGGCGTCCTCAGGGCACTCACGGCCTCGGAGAGCTGAGCTTCGTCCCGGTCAGCTACCAGCAGGCCAGGATCACCAACCTGCTCTATCAGCCAGCAGAGCTGGAACGTCTCGAACGATTTAAGCAGCGAGCCGAGGAGAACCCCGATGCACGGTAGATTCTACCCAGAAGGCACCGACCCACCGAGGTTCATCCACCCCACGTTACCGCCATTTGAAACGGAGACAAGAGAAATGTGCAGCCGCCAATCCAACAACGACCGAGCATTCAACACTCTGTGCCTCATTGTCGGCATCTGTGCTTCGGTGCTGTGCGTGGCTGCCGCCACCGTCGCAGTGTCCGCTCTGATTTATTTGGTCAATTCTATTTGACAACTGAGTTCCGCGCGGTAAGCTTTAAGTAGACAAAACAACTGATTCACTAACCCTTTCTGGAGACCGTCATGTCGGACGCGAAGAAACTGAAGAAGACGCGGAAGCACCTGAGCACGCTTACTCGTGGTCAGCTCGTAGCTCTCGCCACGCAGCGCACAGAGATGGGCTACCAAGCCATCCTGAAGTGTGCCACCGAAGAACTCGTCAACACCCTCGCCCAGGTGGCGAACGTGTTGAAGCCCATCGACGTCAGCGGCGTCGTGGAGGTGAGTGAATGAAATGGCTAAGCATCTTCGTCGCCTGTACCATCGTGCTTGCCGTAGTCTGTGCGGAGACTTCCGCTCAGACTCGCAGGTATACATCGACTCGCTACTCGCAGATCCGTTCTGGGCCGATTGTCAGCTACTATGTGGACTTGACTCCAAGGCCTACAGTAACACGCGGACTTACCGGGTCCAACGTGCCGCCGCACAACCCGATCTTTGATGGACCTAAGAAGTCCTACCGGTCGGGAGCGTACCGTAGCTCCAGCTCCAGCTATGCACCCACTCGGTACTACGGCGGCTACTACCAGCTGATCATCAACCCCTACGTCGACCAGACGAAGTACAAAACCCTGGGAGTCAAATGACGGTACCAACACTAATAGCTGTAGTGGTTTCGGCGTGGGCATTCGTCGCGACGGTGCTTGCCATAGTAAACGCACAGGAACTGCGTGAAACGAAGGAAGCCAAGCACAACGTGGTCAGGGACTGGACAGAGTCTAGTGACCGAAGGAGCGACGCGAAGTCAGAGTTCTTCGAGGAACTCGAACGCATCACGGAGAAGTACAGGAGTAAGTGCTGATGAGCCCATCAAAGAATTGGTTGAGGACGTGCCGGATTGGGACACCTTCAAAGAACGTAACCGATCTGTTCTACCGTCTTGGTGTGAGCACGATCACTCACGACAGCCTTATCGACGAACTGCGAGAGGCGTTGTTCGACAACGACGTCGACCGCGCCCTGCACTGGGCCGACAGGATCATCGACGTCACTGACGAACTGAAACACTTCATCCGGGAGAGCAACTGATGATGATCAAACTGAAGACAATTACTGGGTTCTTCATCGTCAACACTAGCCACGTGACGGCGATGTCGCGGCTCAAAAACGGTGAGGAGTTCAAGTCACGCATCTACGTCAACGGCCCTGCTTGCGACAGCTGGTTCCAATCAGCCAACACGCTCGAAGAGATCTGGGACATGATGGAAGAGGAAGCCCTGCTGCAACAGCGGCTGCGACGTCCGCTCTGGAAAACAATCACCGACAGCCTGGGAATTACAAAGACATGAAACTCGAAGACATCGGCTTCTACACCCTGGAAGACTCTCGAACGGAGAGCCTCAGCATCAAAAGCCCAATGTGGCGTTGCGAGATGATCCTGACCGAGCGTTGCAACTTCAAGTGCCCGTACTGCCGTGGCCTGCGTGACGACTGCCAAGGCGATATGCCGGTCACCCGTGCTATCGAAGTGCTGGACCAGTGGTGCGCACAGGGCCTGAAGAACATCCGCTTCTCTGGCGGCGAGCCGCTGCTCTACCCTCACCTGCACCAGCTCTGCTGTCGTGCGAAGGCTCAGGGTGTGGAGCGGATTGCTATAAGCACCAACGGCTCGTTCCCGTACGACCGCTACCGATCCCTGATCGACGCTGGTGTCAACGACTTTAGCATCTCGTTCGACGCGTGCTGTGCTGAGGACTGCGAGACGATGTCTGGCACTAACGAGTCCCGCATCCGCAAGTACGAACGGATCACCGAGAACATCCGCCAACTGTCCGAGCTGACCTACGTCACCGTGGGTGTCGTCCTGACCGACGACAACAAGGACGACCTCGCAGGTATCGTGGCGACGGCGTCTGAGCTTGGTGTGGCTGACATCCGGATCATCCCGGCAGCACAGGAAGGCAACATGATCGAGGGCGTGGAGGCGATCCCGCAGCACACCCTGGACAAGCACCCGATCCTCGCTTACCGTGTGGCGAACCTGCTGGCGGGTAAGGCGGTTCGTGGCATCAAGCAAACGGACACGTCCACCTGCTCCATCGTTGTCGACGACTCGGTCGTCTGTGGCAAGTACCACTTCCCTTGCGTGATCTACATGCGGGAGCAGGGCGAGCCGATTGGTGAGGTTGGCCCTGACATGCGCAAAGATCGAGTCAGGTGGATGGTCAGGCACAACACACACGCGGACCCGATCTGCCGAAAGAACTGCCTGGACGTATGTGTGCAGCACAACAACAAGTGTGTTGATTGCTTCGCGAGGAAACGCAAGTGAACGATTACTTGACCGCCATTGAGCAGGTGGCCTGTGCCAAGCCGCCGCAAGCCAGCATCATGGTGTACCAGATGACGTCGTTGGGCTTGCTGACTCATGACGATTTCGAGGAGCTGAGGCTTCTGATCGACCTTGAGTGCGGCTGCGAAGTCTGTGGCGGCACCCGTGGTGGCTGCCCTGGGAACGAGAACGTCGTAGACGGCACGATCATCTGCGACTACTGCTGGTGCGACCAGCTAAGGCACAAAGAATGACGACCTTCATACTCCTAGTTTGCCTCGCCGACGTCAACCCAGACGTGGTGGAGGTGCGTGAGTTCGACCTGATTGTACAGAACGATGTGTGGCTCGTCTCCAGCCAGAACGGAGAAGAGTACCAGTCGCTTCGTCAGTTCATCTTCTTCAACTACGAGGAAGGCGAACCGGTGGCCAAGCTGTGCGTGCACACGAGCCTGACAGCCACCTGCTACACCCGTAGCGGTCGCCCGTACCTGAGCTACGTTGCCGAGGATGGGCGGCTGATGTGCCTCTATGGCGCAGCATACCGGAGCGTGCCGACCGGCAAAGACCTGAGGCACGCCCACAAGTACATGATATACAAGATGGCTAAGGATTGGTTCCTGGCCGCCCCACGTTAGAAAGGACCCCTCATGAGCGTAGAGATTTGGGAAATGGAACAGGTTCTGTCCGAGTACAGTGACGCCCGGTCGGTCACCTTGCTCGTCAACGGCGTGCAGGAAGAGTTCACGATCATACCCGGCGACGACGGCCCCGTAATCAAGGTGGACACGATATGACAATGACCTACGAGCAAGCACTGGACGTGTTCGACCACAAGCTGCGGCTTGTCATGCAAGGGCGCATGATCGAGTCGGACCAACTCTACGAGGCCATGCGGGTCGTACTGGTACACGGACGTGAACCTCTTGCAGTCGCTTTGCGTAAGCGTGATCGCCTCACCCGCGACCTGCGACTGCTCAACCAAGTCATCGACGGAGACACTCCGCGTGGAACCTAAGAAGTTCAAGAGCAAGCACGGCCCCGAGCACAAGATCCAGGCCAAGTTCATCAAGTACCTGGAGATGCGCGGCTGGCGTGTGGAGCGGATGATTGGGAACCAGCTACAGATGGGCATCCCGGACATCTATTGCATGCACCCCGTCCACGGCACCCGGTGGGTGGACCTGAAGCACGCAGGGAAATACGAATTCACTAAAGCACAGATCGTCAAGTGGCCTCTGTGGCGAGACCATGGTGTGGGCATCTGGATCATCGTCGGGTGGTCGGACGAAGAGTACAACAAGCTGTTCGCCCCGCCAAACTGGGAAGACTACTGGAAGCCCAAGTACAATGACTACAATGTTGACATTATTATGCAGGAGCTGTTTGACGACTATGCGAATTAAGAAACTCATTCTGGACCTTGACGGCGTTATGGTGGACTTCGTAACAGCAGCCATGCACAAGACCGGAGTCATCGGCTACCAGAACTCTGAATATCCTGTGCGGGCTGGATGGAACATCGTGAAAGCACGCAACATCCTGGCGAAGAAAACAAGTTACCTGCGTCCGATGAGCGACAAACAGTTCTGGCAACACTTCGACTTGATCGACTTCTGGGCCAACCTCGACTATTGGCCAGGAGCCTTGAGCTTCTGGAACAAGTTGAGGTGGGGCTTCGGTGTGGATAACATCTTTGTCTGCACCAGCGGGCTTACACCTGAAGCGGCGGCGGGAAAGTCTATCTGGGTGAAGAACATGCTCCCCGGCTTCAACCCGAAGCACCTGTTCATCGGCACCAGTAAGCACCTTCTGGCCGGGCCCGACCGTATTCTGGTCGACGACCGCGACAAGAATTGTCTGGACTTTTACGAAGCTGGTGGTATGGGAGTGCTCGTCCCCCGCCCGTGGAACTCTGCCACCATGATCGACGACCGAGAGTTCAAGAGCACCATCAACTCTCTGCACATGATGAATGTGAGCATGCCAGAATGAATCCACATGCCCTCGCCGCAACAGCTCGACTGTTCTGTCTGATCATCTTCTGTGGGTTCGTCATCATGGCATTGTACGCGGAGCGCAACAAATGAAACCATTCGACATGCAACTGGTGCTGGGAGAAAGTCAGTTCGACTGCATGCTTTCCAGCATCGCTATGGTTACCGACATTGACAAAGAGTACATAAGGACGACACTATGCCCAGAGCTGACCTACCCATTCACGGGCCACTGGAAGAAACACCCGAAGGTCCCGAGCATGGACGAGGTGTGCGACTGGATCTGGACGACCACTTCCCAGGGCCTTATGCCTTTCAATCGCGACCCTGGATGCACGTGTGCCCCTGGGTGCAACGTGGTACCAGTGTGGAAGGACGGGGAAGCCAAGTTCAAGGAACACTTGTCACTTGGCTGGGGACTACTGGAGGGAGTGATCGACCCGTGGGTGGGTCACGGCCATAAGGCCAGCCCACCCTCCGCTAGCGGCCACATGGTCGCCTGGAACAGCGACGAGGTGTTTGATCCTCGTGGCTACAAATACCCTTTCGACAAGTGCTCCGAAGTAAACTTCGAGCCGGTCAGATTCTGGTTGCTAATCGTATGAGCTTGATAAACCTCAGACACTTCCACACCAACGTGCGGACATTCAAACACCCTCTCCTGGACCACTGTAAGCCCTACAGGGACTCCGAACTGGACCTGCTGTGTGCGGTGGTGATAGGCTGTCCGGACGAGGGAGAGAGGCTTGTGCTCGCTCTCAGGTCATGTCTACGCCACATGATCCGTAGGTATCTCGCCAACTTCCCCCAGACCGAGGCCTACTTGGATGACATGGTCAGTGAAGGGTTTCTGGCAATTTGTGACTTAGTTGAGAATTTAAGCGTTGACTTATTGAATGGGCGGACTATACTTTATGTAGCGTCTCAACGTATTCAATCCAGCATTGAGCTGATGCTGAACAAGGTGCAGAGTCTGTCGGCACCATCCAGGATGACTCAGTTCAGACGGGTGAAAGAAGACAAAGACCCAATCTATCTCAGCCAGACTAGCCTGGACGATGTGGATGTGGATGTGGACGACCAACGCATGATGTTCAACATCCGGGACGTGTACGAAGGTCTGGAGAAGATAGAGGCACGTGACTGGCTGGACGCCATGCTGCTGTGTCCGGAGAACTGGGGCAGGACTGAGGCGGATCTGGCGGATGAGTTTGGTATAGGCAAGACCACCATCCACCGAAGAAAGAAAGAATTGTACGACGAGTTCCTTAAACTTACGAGGTGACGATGAAGAATTTGCTGGCGATACTGAAGTTCACTGTGAAGGCCTCTCTCCTCCTGGCTCTGGGGTGGATCTTCGCAACCACTCTGTTGGTGGCTGGTCGATCAGAGATTGGTTACAACCAATGGCGCAACCGCGTGCTGCAAGTGCAGTACCAGGAAGATCTTGTGCGACAGGTGGCCAAGTCACAGGCCTACTCCCGAGACCTGCTTGGCGCGGTCAAGTCACTTGCCCTGGAGAATGGACTCCTGTGCGAGCGAGAGAAGAAGACCGGCGAATACGTCTCAGCTCTCAGCGAAGAGAACTCGCGTCTGAAGGCCTCGCTCTCAGAAGCGGTCGCCCGACTGGAGACGCAGCAGGAGGAGCTGAACGACGCCTATGACTCCATGTTCCGGTTGCAGTTCAAGGTGGGCGTACTGGAGAAGGCTCTAGAGGCTTTGACTAACCCTCCGACTATTAAGGAAGGCATTCCTGAGCCAGCCTCGGAACCGACCTTCGATGTGTTCGACGCCTTCGATGTGTTCGACGCCGTTACCCGAATCATTCCGATCTTACTCTAAGGAACCACACATGGCCATGAACCCCAGTGAAATCCCTTCGTTGTCCGAATGCCTCGACCGCTACCTCACCGCTGAGGTTGTGCCGGGCAAGGTGGAGAACGGCGACCATCGAGTGTTCTACACCTTCACGTTGCCGAGCGACGAGGTGGCTGGCATGACTGCCCAAGAGCTGTTCATGCTGTACCTGCAACCTGTCATCGAGAACTACATCGCGCCCTGCATCAACAAGCTGGAGCGGGTGTGCACCAAGGCGATGCCTCTCCCAGGAGAGAAAGACAAAGTGATCGGCTTCCGATGCTGGCAGGGCAAGATCCCCGTCAACATCTACATCGCCCGCCGACCCAACCCCGACCGACACCAATACATCGTGGAAGCGATGGTTTACCCGAAACCGGAGACCGCCGATGATGAATGAGTACGATAGCCGGGACCTGTCTGACGCCCGCATGGACATCATCAAAGCGTTGCGTTGCTTGACACGTGTGAAGACCAACTCACCCTCGCGGGAGTTGTCCCTCGCACTAACCAAACTCGAAGAAGCCCAGATGTGGCTGTACAAGGTGAACTGATGGCAAGACGAGAATTCCTACAACTGGCAAAGGTCTTCGAGGAAGGCAAGCACGACCCATCGGGCATGTACGTCTCCGAGAAGCTGGATGGTACACGAGTCCTGTGGGACGGCGGCATCACCCGTGGCATGCGTACAGAGGATGTTCCCTGGGCTGGTATCATGAACCCGAAGGAACCCGGCGAGCGGAAGAAGAAGATCAAAGAGTTCTCGACCGGTCTGTGGACTCGCCTAGGCAACCCAGTGTGCGCACCTGACTGGTGGCTCAACCAACTGCCTGCGATGTTCCTGGACGGCGAGCTGTTCGCTGGTCGTGGTAACTTCCAGACGCTGCGGTCTATCACAGGCAAGCACGACGCCAGCGACGACCGGTGGCGAGATGTGAAGCTGGCGGTGTTCGGGGCCCCGTGTCCGACGCAGGTGTTTGCCCAAGGCGAGATTAAGAACCCCGGCTTCGTGTGTGACATCGACCAGATGACCATTATGAAGTTCGTGCAACGCCGGGCCGACAACGGCTTCCTCGAATCGTTCGTCCATATCCCAAGTCAGACGTTCGAGCAGGAGCTGCAACTGTTGCAGGCCAGCCTCCCCGCCGAGAGCGACGTCGTCTACCTCCACCAGCACGTACTCCTGCCGGGTGACCGATCCAAGGCCGAGGCCAAGATCGACACGATGATGAGTAACGTGCTGGACGTTGGAGGCGAAGGCCTCATGCTGAGACAGCCCGACTCGATCTGGCTGCCCAAGCGAGTCAAGGACCTGCTGAAGGTGAAGAAGTTCGCGGACGACCAGGGAACCGTCACAGGCTTCGTGAGTGGCCGCAAGACCAACAAGGGTTCCAAGCTGCTCGGTTTGATCGGTGCTCTGATACTGGACTACAACGGCAAGCGGCTGGAGCTGAGTGGGTTCACGGATGAGGAGCGCAGGTTCGCCACCCCGTTCGACACGAACATCGCTGCGCTAGCCCCTGGTAAGGACATGCCTTCCGGCACCCAGGGCAAGCATTTCAAGATCGGTGACACAGTTGAATTCAGATACATGGAGCTGAGCGATGATGGAATTCCGAAGATTGCACGCTACTTGCGACAGGTATGAGCCTGTCGCCTACGAGCGGCGAATAGAGCCCCGAGAAGACGGCCAGTTCAACGTCATCCTGAGAAGCGGGGATCAGGAGATGGTGTTGGTGCAGCCTACGCTGGCACGTGCTCGCACCCTGCACGACATGATGCCGCTCGATGTGTACGAGGGCGACATAGCACCTTGGTCTGTCAACTGCCACTTAGACAAGAGAAAGCCAGTCTATGAGAAACTCATCTGATGTGAAGGACAAAAACATCAGGCTTGAGAACCTCAAATTCCGTGCCCGCGTGGAATACTACAACGGCACCGGAGTAGACTGTGGACTGTTCGAGTCTATCAAGGGTGCGCAGAAGGTGCTTGAGAAGTACCCTCGCGACGACTGGTGTGAGGCTGACAAGGACGACTATCGGTACAGGGAAGTGGACGAACGAAACAACTGGAGAAAGAGAAGCAAGTTTTATGTACCTCAAGATCCTATCGATGATCAAGACGGCGATCCCTGTCCGGGAAGCGGCTGCTGCAATGGCAGATCGTTTGGAGAATCTGTTCCAGGACGAGATGGAGACTACTGGCCAGAAGGCGAATGAGCACGCCTACGACGTTGGCTACGAAGACGGTGTGGTGGACGGCAAGGCCGAAGGCCACGAGGAAGGCTACGAGGAAGGATACGCCGTAGGGCTCGAAGAAGGTGATCAGAACCCGTATAATTATATTTGACAGCTCCCATTCCGCATGGTATGATTTAGTGTGGAGATAACGCATGAAGAACATTATTCGCACGCACCTGATCGGGTTCATCTGGCTGGTTACAGCAGCTGACGTCTGGTGCTGCCAATGGCTTACCGCCGACATGGAGCTGAACCCACTGGCGCGCATCGTCATGGTCAACTTCGGCATCTGGGCCATGGTGTCCTTCAAGGTGTTCGGCACCTGGATCGCGACCGAGTGGCTGCGGCACTTACCTCTGTATTTCTCAGTCATCATCGCCCTACTGATGTTGACGTTAGTCCTTGTCCTGTCAGGAGTTATACCGATATGACAACCCAGTATCTCATCACTTACGAGATGTTCACAAACGAATCAAAGAAGAAGAAGCCGGTATCCGACGTCGCCACCGAGCTGACATTTCTCAACCCCGTCGACTTCTATGTGAAGAAGCTGAAGAGTAAGAAGTGGGATGGCTGCGTGATCCTCAACGTGTTCGTCCATGAAGAGGCCGACGTCACGACCCCTGGTTGCGACCAAGGGGCAGCCAGCTACACAGGGAGCGTCGAATGAGCAGCCCTCACATCGAACTGTTTGAGACATTGGCGACCCAGCCAGACAACCCAGAACCGACGACTGGCCTCTTGGTGGTGTCGACGCCTCGGTCTGGCTCCACCCTGTTCTGCGACGTGCTGACGAACGACGGGCAGGTGGGTATCGTAGACGAGTGGTTCAACGAGAAGCACTTTGCCGCGTGGCAAGAGGTGATGAACTATGACACCTTCAGCCTGCCAGAGTACCTGGACTTCGTCACGCGGAAGACAGCTCCCAAAGGCTGCTTCAGCCTACACGTCCACATCGGACAGCTGCTCCACATCTCCAAAGAGTATGAGTTCGCTGTCGGTGACATGGGCTTCGACCACATGGTGTGGATCTACCGCGAGGACAAGGTCCAGCAGGCTGTGTCGCTGGCCAAGGCCGTCTCTACCAATCAGTGGAAGAGCACACACGAGGCCAAGGGAGAGCCTGACCTGTCGTTCGAGAACATCGCCATGCGGCTGGCCACCATCATCGACCAAGACCAATTCTATCGACGTGTGCTGGGCGTCCACACCGACGACGCGTTCGCCTACGAGGACTTCCGGTCGCTGCCTTGCGGCTCTACCAGCCCGTGGAACAAGACGCTGCACGCACTCGGCCTCAACCCGCTGGCGTCACCACCCGTGCCGAGCACCGAGCGACAACGAGACTTCAAGTCTCGCGAGGCCGCACGCGAGTTCCGCAACTACCTTTCTGGAGTATAACATGAGAGAGCTGAAAGCCATATCCCCTACGTCGCTGTTCCAGTGGGAGCGCGACAAGGACGACTTCTACCGCAAGTACCTGTCCGACTACCGGGCTCCGTACGACCCCCAGAGCCGACCGGCCAGCGTGGGCTCGGCGTTCGATGCTTTCGTGAAGTGCGCGCTGCACCATCACATCTTTGGCAACGATGGCGATGGCGTGTACGAGCTGAAGCGGCTGTTCAACGAGCAGGTGGAT